ACCCTAAATACCTAATATATTAGGTTAATTATAATTAATAAATATTAGTAGTAAAAATAACTTAAATAGGGTATAATACCCGCTTTAAAATTAATACGTATTAATTTTAAAGCGGGTATTATACCCTAAATACCTAATATATTAGGTTAATTATAATTAATAAATATTAGTAGTAAAAATAACTTAAATAGGGTATAATTACCCGCTTTAAAATTAATACGTATTAACTAACCTAAGTTATATTAAATATATTTTATTTAAAAACCCTTTACTAAGCTAATAGCTTAGGGTATACTTTATATATAAAGGTTAAGGCGGTAACTAAAGCCCCCGTAACTTTTTAAAATAATAACTAAGAAATGGAGAAATACGTAATGTCAAATGAACTAAACGCTAGACGCGCAGATATGACCGATGATACTACTTTACTTATTGAAAAGCTAGAAAAGCGTAAATTTGAACTACTAGCCCAAATAAACGCGGCTGAGCTTGAAATAGGGAGTATTAACGGAGTAATAAGAACCCTTAAGACAAGTTTATTATTATAATCCTGAGTAAAATACGGTAGCTACTAATACGTTAGCTACCGTATTTTTTATTATTTTAATAGCGATTTACCTATTTAATTAAAAATTAAAGGGTTTAAGTACAACCCGAGTCGTTTTTGAGTCAATTGTTAAGACGACTATAGTCGGTTTTAAACGATTTACGGAGTAAATACATGATTATGACTCAAAAACTTGGGTTGTTTTAGAAAAATCGCTGTGCAGCTGTGTGTGCATGGGTATATTTAATATAAACTACTAATTAAATATATATATTTTATTTAATATTTACTAGTTTACTATTCTAAGAAGGTAATAGGTCCCGAGTGAGGGGTCTTAACCTTGGGCTTAAAAACGACTCTGCGGACGACGGCTGGACGCTTATAAAATCGGCTTAGTATACTATGTTAATGCGTAAAGCGTATTTACGTATTAACAAAACGTTAATCTAAAATGGGTCTATAAAAGTTACTATAAGCTGCACCTATGTATTTCGCTTTAGTCCAATAACCTAAACATAATATTAATCATATTTAATAATCCGTTTATTAAGTTAAAGTTAAGGAAAACCGCTATATTTTCTTTAACTATACCTTAATAAAAGCCCCCTTTTAAGCCTAAAATTCACTATATACGTATTAACGTTGTGCTAATATTAAGATAACTCGTATATAGCTATACGTATACACTCACCTTTAAGGTTAGGTTAACGAGACTATACGTATTACTCAGTAAATACTAATAATAAATACGTAAAGCCCTTTACTAAATAAGGTATATACTAGTTCGGTATACGGTATACGCTATACGGTATACCGTATACCGTATAGGCTAACTAGTATATACTAATAACCTATACCGTATTACGTATATAGGTATACTATACCGTATTACGTATATAGGTATACTATACCGTATTACGTATATAGGTATACTATACCGTATATACGCTATACGGTATACTATAACGTATATACGCTATACGGTATACTATAACGTATATACTAGTATACTATAACGTATATACGCTATACGGTATACTATAACGTATATACTAGTATACTATAACGTATATACGCTATACGGTATACTATAACGTATATACGCTATACGGTATAGGTTAACTAGTATATACGGGAGGTAATAGGTATATACGCTATACGGTATAGGTTAATAGGTATATACCTCCTACCCCTTAAAATGCGTATTTACTGAGGGGCTCACGTACAAACTCACCCTCTCCATACTTTTTTCTCGAAACATTCCGTAAATACGTCTTTTATTTTTATGTCTTACCAGAACAAAAATCCCCTCAAAACAAACGAATATTTTCGAAAGACCTCAAAAACAAATCCACCCGAAAACCCATATTCCCTGCAAAAATTTCCAGCAAAAATCCCGAAAACCTCAGTATTTACGTAATACTTCCCTCATTAATTAGGTATATTTAATGTAAACAACGCACTTTCCCTTTATGGATATAGACACCTCTCCAATACCTATAATCGAAGCCTCAAACACCTCTTCTTACGAGCAATACTCATCAATCTCACCTCTGGAGGAAGATCAAGAAGATTCTTCGTCTTCTTGGACTAATGAGTCTGAAGATAATAGTGGAAACCTCGATAATAGTGGAAACGTCATATACAACAATTCTACACTTATACCCATCCGACAACTTTCGAAGACCAACAGCGGTCTGCTAGTTGACCTTGCTACAAAAACTGTTACAAATACCTTAAATGGGTTCGTCATAGATTATTCCGATTGGGACTTTACGTCCTTATGGGCAAAGAAAGCTGCTTTACAGAGAAATCCTAGAGCGTTCAAGAAAATAGAGCCATTGAAAATTGCCAAGATCATCGCTCTGATTAGCAATACTGGGCTTCAACACTTCGCTGCTTCGATGTTGAATGAGAATTGGCCATACATCGACAAGAATTATATTCAGACGATGCCGAAGCTTGAAGAATGGCTCAATTTCGCACAAGATTGCTTCTCTGATACTTTAGAGGGGGAAGTTATCAGAAGAGCTTTTGTTGGGGTGAAGGTTCCTGTGTTTTTCCAGGGAATACAATGTGGAGAAGAAACAAGATATTCGGATTCTCTTGCACTTGCCGTCCTGAAGAAGAGGAGACAGGAATATCGCGAAGGGAAGACCGAAGGAGCTGCCAAGGAATCTGGTGGAGTTCTAGTTGTCAATCAAACATCGAATTCGAATGATGAATGGGAGAGGTTGACGGAATGAACATGACGTCAACCTCTAGCATATCCCCTCCCGTCAACAAAATCCGATGGGAAAGTCGAGACGATACTCTCAAGGCAGTTTACACGAATCCTGAGGATGCTAACGAAGTTGAAGCAACATGGGCTCCTCAAGATGGATCTCAAGATTTGTTTCTCAGATGTCCTGTGTTTGAAGTTTTATTCACGGGAACTCGTGGACCTGGAAAAACAGATGCTCTTCTTATGGACTTCGCGAAGAACGTGGGAAAAGGTTACAAAGAAGAATGGCGTGGGATTCTTTTTCGGAGGACTTATCCGGAACTTTCAGATGTTATAGATAAATCAAAGAAATGGTTCAGTAAGATTTTCCCACGAGCTAAGTTCAATGAGTCGAAGAATTTCTGGTTGTTTCCTGATGGAGAGAAGCTTTTCTTCCGACATTTTGAACGTCCTGCTGATTATTACAGTTATCACGGACATGCGTATCCTTGGATAGCTTGGGAAGAGTTGACAACGTGGCCAGATGATAAATGCTACAAGTCTATGATGTCTTGTGCGAGATCGACTATTGTTGGTGTACCCATCACTGTCAGAGCAACAACGAATCCTTATGGTATTGGGCACAACTGGGTGAAGTCAAGATTTAGGCTTCCTGTTCCTCCGAATAAGAAAGTTGGGAAGATAATATATGATTCTGTCGATCAAGATGACAAACCAGAACCACCAAGAGTTGCTATCCATGGAGATTTGAATGAAAACAAGATTCTCCTACACTCCAATCCAGACTACATAGACCGAATTAGAGCTTCTGCTAGAAATAACTCAGAACTTCAAGCTTGGTTGTATGGATCGTGGGATATTGTCGCTGGAGGGATGTTCGATGATATTTGGTGCGACTATAGAGATAAGATAATTGTTCCACGATTTGAAATCCCAAAAACATGGAGAATCGACAGATCTTTTGACTGGGGGAGCTCAAAACCTTTCTCTGTTGGTTGGTGGGCTGTCAGTGATGGTGGTGATGTTCTTCTGCCCAATAATAAGGTGATGTCCACGATGAAAGGTGACCTCTTCCGTATAAATGAATGGTATGGGTGGTCTGGGACTCCGAATGAGGGGACTAAAATGTTGGTAGATGAAATTGCTAAGGGGATATTGAAAAGAGAGAAATCGTGGGGCATGGATAAAGGTAGAGTCGTTGCTGGACCTGCAGATAGTTCAATATTTGACGAAGAGAATGGAAATTGTATTGCTACAGATTTTCAAAATCTTGGAATATATTGGGAGAAAGCTGACAAGAAGCCAGGATCCAGGAAACAAGGTTGGGAACAAGTTAGGAAAAGACTTAAAGCCACATATAACAATGGAGCTCCTAGAGAAGAAGCAGGACTGTTTATCTTTGATCATTGCACTCAATGGACGAGAACAGTTCCTTGTCTACCGAGAGACGACAAAGATATTGATGATGTTGATACAGAAGCTGAAGATCACATCGGTGATGACACGAGATATAGGGTTAGATTCGAATCCAGAGAGATAATCCAAAGCAAGTCGATAGGGATGTTCTAAACAAAGTATTTAAAAATACGTCGTTTGGCTTAGTTATAAACAACGAAATTAAACCGATAACTAATTTGTGAAAACTAACTAAAAAGGAAAATTAAAATGGAAACTTTAACTGTAGATCAAAAAATCCAAGAAACAAAAGAAGTTTACGTGGCTCTTTCTCAACTTAGAGAAGCATATCTCCAAGTCGAAGAAAGCATGACTGTTACTTACACAAAATTATTAGAATTAATAGAGTTAAGATCAAAAGCTGGAGATTTGGATGAATTGTTCCTTAAACCCGATAAAAAGATTGTTTCTCGCAATATATCAGTGGTACGAAAGAAAAAAGCACGAACCACAAACAGTAACAGACAAGCAACTAATTAAGGAAATATTTAAGTTCTTAGCCTCGAAAGACGAGGGTAGTATAGAACTGTCTTTAAGGGCATATGATCATTGTAAAAAAGAAACAGAAAAGGAGAAATCTCATGCCGCTTTATCAGATCATGGTGGTTCTCTATTCGTTGATCCTCACCTTGGGCACTAAAATAATGTGGATGTCCAATTAAATAATTGTAACAGCCAGTTATAATTATTTCATGGCAGTTTCAACCACACATCCACAGTACGGCTTAAAATTAAACGATTGGCTTCAAATGCAACACACTTATGAAGGTGAGCAAGAAGTCAAACGTCAAAGAACTTTATATCTCCCAGCGACATCTGGTATGATCGCTGATGGGATGGCCAGTAGCTCAGAATTAGGGTATAAAGCATATTCTTCCTACCTAACTAGAGCTGTATTTCCAGACATGGTTAAACAAGCCGTGGACGCGATGGTTGGTTTGATGCACAAAAAACCACCATTGATAAAACTCCCAGACAAATTGAAACCTCTATTAAAATCTTGTACTCTTCAGGGAGAATCTCTTCCAATGCTTCTTAGAAGGATAAATGAGGGACAACTTATTTATGGAAGGTATGGTCTTTTGGTTGAAGTCCCAGATGGAAGTGGACCAAATGTTCTTCCGTATCTCGCTCCTTATGATGCCCAATCAATGACGAATTGGGATGATTATGGTAAGTTTGTAATATTGAGAGAAAAGAAGAATGAACCTGCAGCAGACTTCTCCTGGAAAGAAGAAATAAAGTACAGAGTTTGTGTCTTTAGAGATAACATCTACATGGTTCAGACTGTTGGAGGAGATGGAGTAAATGAAACTGTATTCGATGACAAATTAGCTCTTAAACCAGCAATCGCAGGAAACGAATTTAAACAACTTCCATTTGTTTTTATAAATACAAACGATCTCGTTCCAGACGTAGATGACATTCCTTTGCTTGGAGTCAGCAATCTTTCATTGACGATCTATCGTTTGCAAGCTGATTATAGACAAACTTTGTTCCAACAAGGACAAGAAACTTTGGTCATTATAGGAGCTTCACAAGAAGCTGGAAAAGAAAGAAGAATTGGTGCTAATGCTGTAATAGAGCTTCCAAAAGATTGTGATGCTAAATACGTTGGTGTTTCTGCCCAAGCATTGGGTGAAATGAGAGAAGCTCTCAAAGAGGATATGCAAAGAGCTGCAGAAATGGGTGCGAAGATAATTGATACAACTTCAACCCAACAATCTGGAGAAGCTCTTAGAATAAGGATGGCCAGTAAGACGGCAACTTTAACAAGTATTGCTAAGACTGCTGCAGAAGGTCTACAACAAGCTTTAAGATATTGTGCCGAGATAGTTGGTGCTAATCCTGAAGAAGTAGTCGTCGAAGCTGACACAGACTTCGCTGAACAACCAGTAACAGGTCAAGAGTTGCTCCTGTTCACTAATGCCAAACTTGCTGGTGCTCCTATCTCTTGGGAGTCTATTCATAGAATACTCAAACAGAGAGACCTAACAGAATACAGCTATGAAGAAGAAAAGGCACTAATTGACGCAGAAATTTAATCATGGGAACAACCAATGAAGATATAAGAAACTTTCTACTCCTCAGACAATTAGATTTACTTAGATACAGTAAGTCTGTGCAGAAGAAGATAATAAAGTTGCTAGAAGAAAGTCAGTCTTACGTTACTGAATCGATAGAGAAGAAGATTTCTACTCTTGTAGGAAAAGATATCATTTCAACTTACACTCTTGATAGACTTAAAGCTCTGGATAAAGCAATTAAGGATATAAGATTCGGCAGTTTTCTTTCAATCGGTAAAGAATTGAAATCTTCTCTTTATGAATTAGCGAAGGAAGAACTCAAACATAGCTTGGATCTTGTTAACGGAAGTGTTCCTGTTGTTCTGGACTTAGTTAACCCAGACTTTGCTAGACTGAGAGCATTGGTCACAGATAACCCTATCCAAGGAAAAGTCTTAAAGGATTGGATTCTTAAACTTTCCAGGGATGATTATGGCAGGTTAACAAGCTCTGTTAGACTTGGATTGTCGACTGGACAAACAAATAAAGAAATCCTAAACAATGTAGAACTTCTCCTAGAGCTTACCAAGAAGCAAGTAAGTACAATAGTTAGAACTGCGATAATGGACGTTGCTGCCTCTGTGAGAGAGCAACTCTACAATGAAAATCAAGAAGTGTTTGAAAAAGAAATATACGTGGCAACTCTAGACGCCAGAACAACAGCGATCTGCAGAGCAAATGACGGTAAAATATTTGAGAAAGGCAAAGGTCTTATGCCACCAGCTCATTTCAATTGTCGCTCTATAAGAGTTCCCCTACTTACTGAAAAATTAATAGGAGATAGACCTTTCAATCCAACAACTCAAAAGCAGTTGCTTGCAGAGTATGCTAAACAAAATAATTTAGGTAAAATTACAAACAGGGACGATTTGCCACGTGGTACAAAAAAAGATTTTGATACTTTTGCAAGGAAACGAGCAAGAGAGTTGATCGGAACTGTACCAGCGTCTACAACCTATGAAGATTTTATAAAAGCTCAGTCTGTTGAGTTTCAAAATGAAGTCCTTGGGAAGACTAAGGCACAATTATTTAGAAATGGAGGGCTTAAATTGGATCAGTTTGTAGACACTAATGGTAATGAGTTGACCATCTTAGAGCTTTCTGAAAGGTATAAGGAAGCCTTCAGAAAAGCTGGTTTATTGTAGTAGTTAAAAAGGAAAATTATGCTCAAACTAAAATATGATTCGTTAGACCAAGTCCCAGCCAAGTATTTAGATCTTTATGAGATTAAAGATGGAGTTTATCTATTAACTGGTGTAGAGTTACCACCTTCCAAAGAAGCAGACGTTCAGAGACTTCAAACAGCTCTCACAAAGGAGAGAAGTGACCACTCTTCAACTAAAGAAAAATTAAAACCATTTGAAAACATCGATCCAGCAACTGTTCAAGCAAGTCTTGATGAGCTTGAAGAATTAAGAATAAAAGTTGACGGATTAAAAGACACCGATGTTGAAGGTAAAGTCCAGAAGCTTGTGGACTCTAAAGTTGAAAGAATTAAAGCAACTTACGAAAGAGAAAAACAACAACTTACAACAAAGTTATCAACCTATGAACAACAAGTTGCTGACCTCTCTGGAACAATAACAAAAACAAAAATAAATGGAGCTTTGATGAAAGCTGCCCAAGAAAATAAAATTGTACCAACTGCTATTGAAGATATTCTTCTTCACTCTTCAATGTTTGAAGTCTCAGAGTCTGGTGACATCATTTCAAAAGAATCAAAATTGGACGTCAATGTTTGGTTACAAGATATGAAAGATAAAAGACCGCATTGGTGGCCAGCTTCTGTCGGAGGTGGTGCAAGCGGTTCCAACTCTAATGGAGGAGGATCTAACAATCCTTGGTCTAAGGCTAGCTGGAACTTGACCGAACAAGGTAGAATATTAAAAGAACAAGGTGCCGACAAGGCAGGTCAATTAGCTAAACTAGCTGGTGTAGACGTCTATGCAAGTAAACCTGCGTCCTAAGTTTTTATTTATTCTTGGTGGAATTTGTCCCACTCCATATGCTCTGGATGATGTGGTCAAATCAAAATTTGATCAAAGTATCTACGATAAGATTTTAGAAATCGACTATGAACCCTTCTTAGATGAAAGATACGATTGGATTCCTTTCTACAAGAGAATGAAACTAGTCGACAAACATGGAGATTGGTGGCAATTCAATTTCAGACCAAAAGCAAGACAAGCCATCCGAGACTATATAACATGGACGATCAACAAATTCAAAGAAGATGAGTTTGAGGTTCACGTCCTAGCACATAGTCTCGGTACTTGGGCTTTGCTAGGCTCAGAAGTCCGCATTGAAAAAGCTTTTTTGTTTGGTTCTCCAATAGGATCTAGATCTTGGATTGTTAGAAATAGTGTGAACTTCGAATTGAAAAATGCTTTCTCAAAATTCTCTTGTAAAGAGCTTTTCTATGGTTACAATAAACATGATTTTGTAAGTTCAAGAACACCTAATGTTGGTTTTCTACAGAAGTTTACAAAAAGGCTAATATTAAAAGAAATAAGTTCTGGTCATGATCTAAAAAATTACTTAGACAAATACAAAGAAGATGGATAGAAATATATTTTACATAATCCTCATTTTGCTTCTGGTTTTATTACCAGTTGTGGCATACTCGGATACAATCTTTACACCAGATTTTGGCTATGATTCAACATCCTACAAAGCTCCAGCTCTCTATGGAAGAAAAGACTACTTTAACACAGTTGAAAGCATAAATAGAGACCAACTAAATAATAAATCTCTTACATCTTGTATAAACAAGATTTCAACTTGTCACGACAACACTGCTCTGGTTAATAAATTAATTGAGGACAATCACTATTTAAAGCTCCAAAATGAAAAATTAATGAATGAACTAATTTATAATAGAACTATTAAATAATGTTGGTTGCATGGGCAACTAACCAACATGTGTTGGTTGATGAGCGTTATTGAAAGATAAATTCCTTATTAACTACAAAAACAAAAATGGCTGTAACAAAAATTGCTGACGTTATTGTACCAGAAAGGTTCACCCCTTATGTACAACAACTTACACAAGAAAAATCAGAACTCATCCAATCTGGTGTAATTGGTCTTAGTGCCCAATTAAATGCAGATCTAAATGGTGGTGGTCTTACCTTTAACCAACCATCTTTCCAAGATCTTACTAACGACGTGGAAAACGTTGCTAGTGATGACGACGCGACTAATAGTTCTCCAAAGAAAATTGTCACCAGTAAAGAAATCCAAGTTCGTCTAAGCAGAAACCAAAGTTGGTCAAGCATGGATTTAACTTCAGATCTCGCTGGAACAGACCCTATGGCTGCTATTGGAAACAGAGTTGGTTATTACTGGTCTAGACGTTTACAAGCTGCTGCAATCGCAACTATCCAAGGGATATTCGCAGATAACGATGCTGCTCCTTCAGCTTCTGAGCACGTTCAATATGATTTAACTAACAATGTTTCTGGTGGTGGTTTTGTTGACGGAGTTACAAACTTCACAACTGAAGCTTTCATCGACACTACTGTCACCATGGGTGATTCTTCAAACAGTTTGGGTGCAATTCTCGTTCACTCGATTGTTTACGCAAGAATGAAAAAGAATAACTTAATTGACTATATCCCAGATGCTCGTGGAGAAGTAAACATTCCAACTTTCCAAGGACTTCGTGTTATAGTTGATGATGCTCTTCCTAACCCTGCAGGTGTAGCTGGTCTTTCACAAACTTCTGCTGGTATCTACCATTCCTGGTTGATGGGTGCAGGAGCCGTTGTGTTTGGTCAAGGACAACCAAAAACACCAACCGAAGTAATTCGTGTTCCTTCTGCTGGTAATGGTGCTGGTCAAGAAACTTTGTTTAACAGAGTTGAGTGGGCAATTCACCCAGTTGGACATAAGTACGCTGGAACTCCTCCTTCAGGTGGTCCAAGCAATGCTGCTACTTCCAACAACTTAGGGGCTGCTGGCTCTTGGCAACGTGTTTTCCCAGAAAGAAAACAAATCAAGATCGCTCGTCTAATAACAAGAGAGGTTTGATAACATGACTAAAGGTTCGCCAAGAATAGCTAAAAGAGGAAATCCAGCGAGACAAGAAGTTTTAAAACAAACTTTTGTTGTCAAGAATGGTGCTTTGACTGTTAATGGTGCAACTGGGGTTGGTTTCGGCTCTGCTGTAATAGGAGACTTCCCTCAGGGGAACATCCTATTTCTTGGAGCTGTTTCTTACTTTCAGTTCACCACTGCCGATGCAGGTGTTACAGCAACTTTTGATGGTGATTATTCCATCGGAATTGTTGCCACCATCGACACTGACGTAGCAGATGCTGGAGAAGCTGACATAGTTCCTTCAACCGCTCTTGGAGCTGCAACTGCTCAAGCTTCACCAACTGTTAGAGGAACTCAATCAAGTGGAGCTCTTGCTGGAGTTATATTTGACAACACCGATGATAGTTTAGAGATAAACTTGAATCTGTTGATTGACGATGCTAACATCAGTGCAAACGGTGTTGCATTCGTAGTAAATGGTCAAGTAACAATTCTATATAGCATACTAGGAGACGATTAATGCAAATTGAAGAAGCTTTACTACAGTTGGACGTAGCAAATGATGATCAGTGGACTCAAGATGGTTTGCCAAGAGTTGATGTCATACAGATATTAACAGAAAACAATACCGTCACCAGAGCTGAAATCACAGCTGTCGATCCAACTTTCTCAAGATACCCAACTAACAAAGAGGAAATACCAAATGAAAGCGAAACCATCAACCAAGACTCCCCCAAAGCAGAAACCAACAAGCCCAAAAAAGAAGAAGTAGAAGCAAAAGTTGAAGCTGTTAAAGCTGAACTTGCTGAGCTCGTTTCTGAAAAAGCTTTCTTGGATAAAAAAGTTGAAGACAAACAAAAAGAATTAGATCTTTTGTTAGATTCTTTAACTGAAGAATTCCCAGCTTTATCTCCTGCACAAGCAATACAAGATTATTTGCAAAAAAGTGCACAAATAAGAGCTGCTAGAAGTGGATCTGTTGAGGATGTTGTTAAAAGAGCAATCGCTAGCAACACTAAAATAAATTCTCCAAAACCCATTATAACACCAGCACAATGAGACAAAAACAAAGACAAGCAGTTTTATGTTACATTAGAAAAGAGTATAGAGCATTGAGGTCTGTATAATGGCTTTCATAGTTGAAGATGCAACAGGACTTTCAGCAGCTAACGCTTATGTGTCGGCTGCTGAAGTCTTGTCCTATTTGACTGAAAGAGGTAGACAAGCAGACTGGTCTGTCCTTTCACAAGCTGAAAAAGAGGCTGCAATAATAAAAGCCACCGATTATATTGAAACCAGATTTCACAGATTCTTCATTGGTTCACCACTAACAACAACCCAAGCTCTGTCCTTTCCAAGAGAGTACACAGATACTGAACCAGATTATGGACTTGTTCCAACAATTTTAAAAAGAGCGTGTATAGAATACACCGTCCGAGCAGCTACAACAGAGCTCATTCTAGATGATTTAGAAGGAGCTGTAAAAAAGAAAAGGGAGAAAGCAGGTCCAGTAGAGCAAGAAATAGTATACACCAATTCATCTCTTCCAATCTCTACAAGCTCACTTGTTGCGTCTGACTCATTACCTACTTACCCAGTCGCAGATCTATTAATAGAGCCTCTTCTAAAGACTAATGGAGGAACAATAGCAGTACGATGATTAAACAAATAGAATTCTTAAAAGAAATTGAAGAAGCACTGCTGAACTATGCTCCCAAGCAGAAGATTAGAGGATTTTCTGTTGTTGTAATATTAGAAGATTGTGATCTCGTCATGACAGAAGAGGGTGAAGACTGTTATGACAAACTGATTGGAATCCTCGAAGGTGTAAAATTCAACATGATGGCTGACAGGAGAAGAGAAAACGCCTGCATGTTGGATAGTATTTTAGAGGAGGAATGATGGCAACACTATCTGAGAAAATGGCCAAAGTTACTAAAAAACTTATAGAAAAAGATGGTAGATTAGTCACCATAATAAAATCTAATAAAACAGATACAGACCCTGTAAAGCCTTGGAGAAAGAATGAGACACCTTGGATAGATGGAACAGAGGTTCAAGTAAAAGCAATGTTCGTCACACCAAAATCCCCGACAGATTTTGGTCAAGGGTCGGTCACAGCCTTGGGCTTAGTTCCCTTGGATGCTAGATTAAATTGGTTGATATTCGCAGAGGATAGCTTTCCAGGAGAAAACTATAAAGACTATGAATACATAAAAGACGGAGATGAGATCTGGAAAATAACTGTCCACGAGACTTTAAAGCCAGGAGAAAAGGCAATTCTACACTTAATGGGGATTGAACAATAATGCTAGAAACAGTCAGAGACGAATTAATATCTTTAGTCTACACGGCTCTGAAAGCTGATCCCCTAACCGAAGACATTGAAATTCTCTATGAAGACACAGATATAGATAAACCTAAATCACTAGATGTGAGTTGGTGCAGAATCTCTGTTAAGCACGTTTCTGGGAAACAAGCAACTTTGGCTAACCAAGTAAATCAGAGAAGATACAGGAGAAATGGTCTCTTGATTGTTCAACTTTTTACACCAATTGGAACTGGTTTAAGTTTAGCAGATAAATACGCTAAAATAATCCTAGATTCAGTTGAAGGAAAATCAACAACTTCCAATGTTTGGCTAAGAAATTGTCGCACCAACGAAATTGGAAGAGAAGGTTCCTGGCAACAGACAAACATATTTGCTGATTTTGAATACGACGAGGAAAAATAAAAATGCCGAACACCTTAGACTCTAATACAACTGGACTAAGATACGCCACAGAAGATACAATTGGTGTTTTGCCAGGATCTGGAGTTGTTTGGAAAAGTTTAGAGCCAAACTCTTATGGAGACTTTGGAGCCCAATATACTCAGGTTGCTAGAAACCCAATTAAACCTGACAGACAAAGAGTTAAGGGTGTTCTCACTGACAAAGAGTCTTCAGCAAATTTTCAAACAGATTTTATCGGCTCACAATTACTAGATCTTTTATCTGGTTTCTTTTTTGCTGCTTGGAGAGATAAAACCTCTTCCTCTCCAACAGCTGTTTCCGGGACTGCCTACACTCTTTCTTCTGTCACAGGTTTTGTAAACAATAACTTGATTTTGGCAGAAGGATTCGCGATTGCTGGAAACAATGGTTTCAAGCCAATCACTGTTTCTGGTTCAACACTTGTCGCTTCTGGTCTTGCAATTGAAACACCACCAACAACTTCTAAAGTTACAAAAGTTGGCCAGAGAGGTGCTTCTGGAGATATTACTTTAACAGTTTCTGCTGGAGTTGGAACACTTGGTTCTACAACTTTAAACTTCACAACCCTTGGGCTTATCGCAGGTGAATGGCTCTGGATAGGTGGAGACGCCACTGCTAATAAGTTTGCAACAGCAGCAAATAATGGTTTTTACAAAATCAAAACTATCGCAGCAAATGCTATTGTATTTGACAAAATACCAACTGGAGCTACAACTGACACTGGTTCAGGAAAACTTATTGATCTCTATTTTGGTTCTATTCTTAAAAATGAGAGTGATACAACCTTAATTGTTAAGAAGAGTTTTCAATTTGAAAGACAATACACCTCAACTTTGTTTGAGTACATTGAAGGATGCGTTGCCAATAAATTAGACTTTGATATCAAAACAGCAGACAAAGTAGTTTGTGAAATGGGTTTTGTTGGGATCGATGCTGAAGATTTAACCTCTGCCAAGGCTGGTACTCACCCAACTTCAACCTTTGGTACAGCTTATAACAGCTCCTCGGACTTCATGAAGCTTTCACTCTACGATGCTTCTGGAAATAACCTCAGCTCCTATATTACCGATCTTAAAATCTCTATCAGTAATAATGCCACGACATTGAAAGCAGCTGGTACTCTTGGAGGATTTGACATCAATGTGGGGGACTTTATGGTGTCTGCCTCGTTAACAGCTTACTTCGTCAATAACCTAGCTGTTGATGCAATCAGAAATAACACTTCTGTTTCTCTAAGCTTCGCTTTGGGTCAACCAAACGATAGTCAAGGATGGATTTTTGATATTCCAAATCTAACTCTTGGTGATGGTAGAAAAGCTGTTGAAAAAGATAAACCAATTACCCTCCCTTTAACAGCTGAAGCCGCAGCAGACAGCGTCTACAACACAACTATGGCGATCACAAACTTCAAATATCTTCCTGCTTTAGCTTATAATTAAAAAGTAAAAAAAGAAAGAAGAGAAATGACATCACCTTATAAATTATTTGAAACAAACAAGGACTTTGAAAAATCCGGAATAACACTAGATTATGGTGATTTCTGGATAAAAATTGCAAGAGCTGGTGGAGCAAACAAAAAATATGAAAAAATTTTGCAAGCTAAGCTCAGACCATTCCAAGCCCAATTGAGAACAAACACCTTGGATAATGCAGTTGCTGAAAGACTCTATAGAGAAATCTATGCTTCAGCAGTTATTCTCGGATGGGGATCGAAGGAGTTTGGTGAAGGAAAACTTGTTGGAAAAGATAATGATCCTCTTGAGTTCAATATTGATAATGCTATTGCTTTATTGAGTGATCTCCCAGACTTGTTCAATGACATAAAAGAACAATCAGAGAAAGTTGCCTTATTTAGAAATGAGGAGCTTAGAGAAGACGCAAAAAACTCGTAGACGTTCTCAAATACCAATTAGAACATGGTGAAAGAGAACGACAAATTCTAGAGATAGCTGCCAAAAGCAATGACCCTCTGCCAGATTTCATAGCTAATCAACCTCTCCTTCTTCCGTGGTTGGTTAGCTACTACGAAGCATTCAAAGATCTGTCTACATGTAGATCCCAAGGAATGTCTACAGGTCCAATTCCATGGACTGCAATAAATCACTATTGTCAACGCTATAATATAAAAGGTGAAGACTTTGAAACATTTACTGTTCTCATACGTGCTATGGACGAGGAATTCCTTGTCTACTCAAAAGAATTAAATGACAGATGCAAATAAATTCCAAAAGAAACTAACTGAAATTTCTTTCAAGTTTAAGACAAACACAACAGAGCTTCTAAAGAAAGCTGCAAAAGTTATAAACCAAACAGTCATTTTGGCAACTCCTGTAGACACTGGTAGAGCAAGATCCAATTGGTTGGTTTCAATCGATCAACCAAGAAAAGAAACTATAGAAACACTTGGGAAAGATCCTTCAGCTGCTATCAGTGAAGGAAATCAAGTTATAAATGGTTACAAAAAAGAAAACAAAGCAATCTACATATCTAATAATCTTCCCTACATTGGCAGATTAAACGAAGGCTATTCTGCACAAGCTCCAGCAGCCTTTGTTGAGCAAGCTGTAGCTGCTGCTGTGAACGCCATAGAAGGAGTGCAGATTCTATGACAACAGAAACATTTAATATAGAAATTAGAGAAGACGGCTCCAAGAATGTAGTTAGAGTCTTCGATGAAATAGGTAGATCCAGTAAATCAGCTGCAGACTCTGCTGAAAGATTAAAAAAGAACTTAAATTTTTCCGATACTGCAAGTCAGCTTGCAAGGATTGAGATCAAGTTAGCTCAAATGAATCAGAGATTTTATGGTCTTCAAGGAACTACTTCCAAGCTTGTTGAAGTTTTGCGTGGTTTACGGAATACCATGACTCTTCTTATGTACTCGTTTGGACTTAAAGTGTTGGGAGATGTTTTAGACTCATACACGGGAATTCTAAACAAACTTAGACTTGTAACAGAAGGATCTGAAAACCTAGCAACCGTCAATGAGAGAGTCTTTCAGTCTGCACAAAAAACAAGGTCGGACTATGAGCAAACTGCAAATCTCTATGGAAGAATCGCCAGATCAACAAAAACTCTTGGAAAATCACAAGAAGAAGTTCTTGGATTTACAGAAAATGTTAACAAAGCTTTGGTTATAACTGGAGCGAATGGACAAGAAGCAGTTGCAACTTTGATTCAGTTAGGTCAGGCTCTTGGTTCTGGAAGGCTGGCAGGAGATGAACTTAGAAGTATCTTAGAAAATAACCCAAGATTAGCAAGAGCCATAGCAGATGGTATTGGAGTTAGTTATGGACAACTGAGAAAGTTGGGAGCTGAGGGAAAACTAACAGCTAGCTCTGTCTTTGAAGCAATACAATCTCAGACTGCTAAATTGGATAAAGAATTTAAAAAGATAGTTCCAACAATTTCTGGTGGATTCACGGTCTTAAGAAATGCTGCTTTAAAATTCATTGGTGATTTTGACCAAGCAAATAAAATCTCAGAAAACTTCGCGAAGGGATTAATGTTCCTCGGAAATAACTTTGATACTGTTGCAAGACTAGTAATGGTGCTTGGAGCCAGCTTACTTGTTGCTTTTGGACCTCAAATTCTTGGTTTCATAGGTTTATTAACAACTGCGTTTTTCGGACTGACAGCAGCGATTGCATCTAACCCCATTGGGCTTATCGCTGTAGGAGTGACTGCAGCAGCAAGTGCTTTATTTCTGTTCTCCGACAAGATAAAAATAAGTAAAGATGGAGTAATAACACTGAGAGACGTCTTTGATGTTACTTTAAGTTATATTGGAGACGGTCTAAACTCCCTTGGTATTAATTGGGGATCAGTTTGGAAACTTACTACAGATTCATTTTCTGCGGCTTGGAAACTTGCTACAAGTTTGTTTTCTTCTAACAGTCAAAAAGCTGCTGATGAATCAAGTGATTCTTTTAAATCATTCATTAATGGATTTATTGGGATAAACATCGCAGCCTTCAAATTTGTTATTAAAAACTGGAGTCTATTTCCTGCAGCTTTTGGAGACTTAATGGCAAAGGCAGCAAACTTAGGGATAGCAGCTTTTGAAGAATTTATAAATTTTTCATCAGCTGGTATAAACAATCTAATTCCAACTCTGAATGATACTATTGCCAAACTTCCAGGAGGCAAAAAAGACGCTATTCCTCTTCTAAAAGGTGGTGCGAAACTTGGTAGAATTCCAGAAAGTGGAGCCAATGCACCTGTTGGAGCAAGTGCCAGAGCTGAATTTGAAAAAGCACTGAGTGTAGATTATGTTGGTGGCTTCATAACAAAAGTAAGAAGAGATCTTAGGAATAATGCTAAGAACAGACTTGCAAGATCTAGAGTTGGTGATGGAAATCTTTTAGATGGGGATCCAAATGCTACTGGTGGAGATGAAGAAAAGAAAAAGAAGAAAAAGAAAGGTGTTGACAGAGCTGAAGAACTTAGAAAAGTCAATGCAGAACTCGACCAACAGATAAAACTGCTTGGTGTAGAAAAAGAAAAGAGAGAAGCTCTACAACAATTCATGCAAATAGAATCTAGTCTGAAAGATAAGAAAATAACTCTAGATAAACAAGAAAGAAAAGCAATTGAAGATAAGATCCAAGCAATAGACACCCTTAAAAAGGCAGAAGAGAAAAGAGAAATACTTAAAAACAAAAATGAAGATTTAGACAAAGAAGTCCAATTACTCGGTGTTGTTAAAAAAGATAGAGAAGCTCTTGGACAGATCCTACAGATTGAAGCCCAATTAAAGAAGATAACGAAGAACTTAACTGGTGAGGAGATTCTACAAATGGAACAACTCGCTAGAAGAATAAAAGAAGTCAATCAGCTAAAAATAGATGATGCTGCTAGATTGAAAATAAAAGAAGAAACAGAAGATATAAACAATCAAATACTTTCTCTGCAAGCTGAGTCAAGAGAAAGAACTATTCTGACTGCTATCTATCAATTCGAAAAAGAACAAAGAAGAGATGGTGTTTCAAACATTGAAGCAGAAGTCTCTTCTAGACTGAAACTTCTAACTTTTCTAAGAGATGAAGAAGAATTATCTAGAAACAAAGATTCTATCCTACAAAGTCTAGGAATGACTCAAGAAGACTACAATAGAAAATTATTTGCTTTGACTAGTCTATTAGTTGAAGGGAAGATAAGCTCTGAGCAATTCAATATTGCTTTGATGTCTTTAAGAACGCAGTTGAATTCAACATCAACTTCCTTTTCTGCAGGATTCGAAGAAGGGTTTAAGGGTCTCATAAAAACTTCAAAGGATTTTGGCAGTGAGGTGGCAAGTACAATTGGAAACGCTTTTCAAGGACTTGAAGATCAGTTTGTAAGTTTTGTTACTACAGGAAAGACAGACTTTAAATCTATGATAAACAGTATGTTGTCAGACCTGTCTAGACTTCTTATAAGATATTTGATAATTCAACCTCTGTTGAAAGGTCTTGGTGGAGCTTTAAAAATTCCTGGACTTGGTTCTGCAGATGGTAATGTTTTTGAAAATGGAGTCCACGTCTCCCCATACGCAAATGGTGGTGTCATATCTAACCCAACTATCTTCCCAATGGCCAAAGGTGGTGTTGGATTGATGGGTGAAGCAGGTCCAGAAGCTATTATGCCATTAAAAAGAACACCAAATGGTAGACTTGGAATAAGTGTGATGGGCTCTTCTGGTGGTGGAAACACCTCAGTTTTTGCCCCTGTTGTTTCTGTTACAGTTGAAGCAGGAAAAGGTGGTCAAGATAAAGACCAAAAAATGGGAGACGAAGTTGCTGCAAAAATAAACTCAGTTTTAGAGATAAAAATGGCAGACTTCATACAAAAACAAAAGAGACCAGGAGGAATGCTTAACTAATGCCACTAACATTTCCAAACCACCCAGTTCATTATGGTTCTAAGCCAAAAACAGAGATGAAAGTTCTGGAGGCAGACTTCGGTGATGGCTACACACAAAGAGTTGCAGATGGTTTAAATTCTATAAAAGAAACTTGGACTGTTGACTGGAAGAACATAGAGAAGGTTGATGCATTTGAAATAGTAAATTTCTTGAAAGCAAGAAAAGGTTTCGAAGCTTTCTATTGGACACCTCCAGGAGAATTAAGTGCAAGACTTTGGACTTGTAAGACTTTTGATGGTCCAACTCCAACAGAAGGAAACTATCTATACAACGTTGGAGCAACTTTCAGAGAGGAGTTTGATATTTGACAATAGAAGCAAATGTACAATCACCAAGTCCTGGAGAGATAGTTGAACTCTTTACAATTGATCTTACAGACATGGGTGGGACAATTCTCTATCTTACTCCTGGAGTGATGGATGGAACAGCTGTTGTATTCGATGGAAACATTTATGTACCAATCCCAATGGAAACCCAAGGATTTACATGGAATTCAAAAGGTTCTCTTCCAAGACCAACCATAAGGATATCTTCTGTAACAAGCTTAGTAAATGCAGTAATAATAGAGTTCAATGACCTTCTTGGAGCCAGAGTTTACAGAATAAGAACATTTGCTGAGTTCTTAGATAATGGTTCAAATCCAGATCCAACTTCAACTTTCCCAATTGATATTTATCAAGTTGAAAGAAAAGTCAATCAAAACAAAGTCTTTGTGGAGTGGGAACTGAGCACTTATATTGACCAAGAAGGAATACAAATTCCAAAGAGACAAGTCCTCAGAGACACCTGTACCCACACCTACAGATTCTGGGACTCAACTTTGTTAGAGTTCAAATATGATAATGTAACCTGTCCATATACTGGAACAAATCACTTTGATGTAAATGATGATCCCTGCAATCCTCCACAAGACAGATGCAGTAAGAAATTAACAGGATGTAGAAAAAGGTTTGGACAAAATGGTGTCCTCCCAACGAGGGCTTTCCCAGGAGTAGCACGTGTTCGATAACTATAAAACAGAAATTCAGGATTATCTTATTTCTCAATACCCACGAGAAGGTGTAGTCGCCATAACCTCCTTGGGCTTAGAGTTCTTAGAAAATATTGCAGAGGAGCCAAACGAGCAATTTAGACTCAAAAAAGAAGACACCCTAAGAATATATGAGAATGGATTGTTAGCAATCGTACACAGTCACCCAGATCAGTTTCATTGTCCTTCTGCCCAAGATATGAAGGGACAATCTGAAAGTGGAGTTCCATGGGGAATTTGTAAGACTGTTGAAGGACAATCAACTGAAATTCTTTGGTTTGGTGATCAAATAGAAAAGAAACAATTGATCGGTAGACCCTTTGTACACGGTGTTACAGACTGTTATAATTTGATCAAGGATTATTACAAAGAAACATATCAAATAGAGCTAAAGGACTATCCAAGAGACTGGGAGTGGTGGTTAAAACAAAATCTTTATGAAGAATTCTTTGGTGATTGTGGTTTTGAAATAGTTCAAGACCAACCACAATGTGGGGATGTGTTTTTAGCTAAAATTAAATCAAATGTATTCAACCATGGTGGAATTTATCTGGGAAAGGAATTGATTCTTCATCACCTAACATCAACAAAACCAATAGATTTCAGTCGGATAAGTAAGAGAGAACCAATATCTAGATGGAATAATTTTATAAGAGTTTGGCTCAGGTATAAAAAATGAAAAGAAAAATAGTTCTCCATGGGAGATTAAAAGAAAAGTTTGGTGAGTCTTATGAAATGGAAGTTTCAACTCCAGCAGAAGCTGTGAGATCTCTATGTTTTCAACTAAAGGGTTTCAGAGATGAATTGAAGACTGGTTCTTACTATGTTATCAGAGGAAAAAAGAAAATCGGAGAAGATAAACTCCATTTTGGATTTGGTAAAGTAAGAGAGTTCCACCTTGTACCAGTCCTGGAAGGAGCAAAATCTGGTGTTGGAAAAGCAATCGGATTAGCTGTACTTGGGATTGCTCTTATCGCAGCTGCCGTTGTATTCGCTCCAGCTGCAGGTCTAGGAGCAACCGCTTTCACAGTTCTAGGAACTTCTGTAACCTTTGGGCAGATAGCACTTCTTGGAGGTGCTTTGGTTTTGGCTGGGGTTGCAACTTTACTTACACCCACACCCAAAGTAAATTCAGCAGACTACAATAGTCGAGAATCTGCGGATCAGAGAAAATCCTTTCTCTATAATGGAGCAACAAATACAGTTGAACAAGGACAACCTGTTCCACTCGTCTATGGAAGGATGAGAGTTGGGAGTGTTGTGATTTCAACAGGTATTGATACTGTTCAACTTAGTGGTGGAGATCCACCTCCAGCTCCACTTGTTTCTTCACCAATAACACAACCTCCTCCAAAACTAAGAATAAACGAATTCTTTAACAATAACAAAGTTCTCTACAAAAATACAGGATTCGAGGATTCAATCTTTGTCAATCACTTTATCAACAGAGGAAGCTAATTGAAAAGAAGAGAGATAAAAGGAGAAAAAGGATGTTTTGCTAGAGGCTCTCTAGTGATGATGGCTGACAAGACAGAAGTCAACATTGAATGCTTACAAATTGGAGATAAGTTACTTGGATTTGAACCAAATGGAGAACTCTGCGAGACAACAGTCCAAGAGATAAGAAAACATGAGAATGAGAAAGCTTGGGAGTTTAGATTTTGGAATAGTACTGTTACATGTACATCAAATCATTGGATTTTAAACCAGTTCAATTCCTTCGTTGAGATAGCTTCTCTAACTTGTGAAGATGCAGCAGTAAATGTGAACGGTCATTTGGAGCCACTCTACAGAGACCTTTCACTTGGGCTTGACACAGATGTCTTCTCTATAATCACCACAAATCACACCTTAATTGTAAACAAATTAAGATTCCACAACGGTGGTTTGGGTTTAGAGCCTCACTTAGCTGGTAAGAAGGGGGGTGGCAAAGGGGACGGTGGAGGACAAGCCAGAACACCAGTTGAAAATCCAAACAATCTTCAGAGTAAGAACATTGCCAGAATAATAGATTTGATATCTGAAGGTCCAATCCAAGGTTTGGTTGATGGATTTAAATCAATATACTTAGATGATACACCAATACAAAATGATGATGACAGCTACAACTTTCAAGGATTTGAAATAGAAGGAAGACTTGGATACCCAGACCAAGACTTCTTGGCAGGTTTTAAACAAGCTGAAGCAGAAATATCTGTAGGGACAGAATTATTATTTGGGTCTCCTGTTGTAAGAACTATTAGTGATCCAGATTTAGATGCTTTAATTGTCAAGATACAGATTCCAAACCTTTCTACAGTAAATTTAACTACGGGAGACACAACAGGTGGTTCTGTAACAATTAAGATAGAACTGAGAGAAAATGCTGGAGTTTACGAAACAATAATCCAAGACACAATTTCTGGGAAAACGACTTCTCCTTATGAAAGATCCTACAGAGTCCCACTAAACTACAACACACAACCATGGGATTTGCGTGTCTCAAGACTTACAGCTGACTCTTTTGTACAAACAACACAAAATAAAACATATTTCTCTTCTTACACCAAAGTCACAGACGTCAAACTTACATATCCAGACTGTGCTGTTGTAGGAGTTGTAGCAGATGCTGAACAGTTTGGTTCCAGAATCCCCAGTAGATCCTATGAAGTCTATGGATTAATAGTTAATATCCCATCAAACTACAACCCGACAACAAGAGTCTACACAGGTATTTGGAACGGAACATTCAAATTAGCTTGGACAGATAATCCTGCTTGGGTCTTCTACGACTTATTGGTAAATCGCAGGTATGGTCTTGGAGAAGAGGTTAGTGGATATTTCGTTGATAAATGGTCAATCTATGAAATTGGTAAGTATTGTGATGGGCTTGTATCAGACGGACAAGGAGGATTTGAACCAAGATTCAGATTCAATGGTGTAATAAACAGCCGATCAGAAGCTTACAGAGTTTTAAATACAATAGCCTCTGCATTCCTCTCAATGATCTATTGGGGAGCAGGTGTTGTAACTCTTGCCCAAGATTCTCCATCGGATCCTGTTAAACTAGTCTCTCCAGCAAATGTAATTGATGGTTTATTCAATTATTCTGGATCTTCTCTAAAGTCTAGAAGCACTGTAGCACTTGTTACATGGAATGATCCAGCTGATGCTTACAGAGCTTCTGTAGAGGTTGTTGAAGACCCTGAAGGAATAAGAAGATATGGTTTCAGACCAACAGATGTTGCTGCATTTGGTTGCACTTCACGTTCCCAAGCCCAAAGATATGGGAAATGGATCCTGGATACAAATAAGTTTGCGACGGAAACAGTAAGTTATAAATGTTCCTTTGATCACATGGATCTTCGTCCTGGAGAGATAATAGCGATAGCAGATCCAGCTTATGCTGGTGCAAGACTAGGTGGAAGAATAAAGACAGCAACCACAACTGTCTTAGAGTTAGATCTAGTTCCAACAGAAACAGCTGGAGAAGCTCACTACATTTGGTGTACACTGCCAAATGGAGATGTTGTTCAAAAACAAATTTTGTCTTTTGCTGGGAATACTGTTACATTGGATTCTGCTCTAAGCTCTGCTCCTTTGGTTGGTTCTATGTGGGTCTTAGGTGCGGCTTCAGTAAATCCAAGACAGTTTAGAGTTGTCTCTGTAACAGAGACAGATAAAAACATCTACGAAGTCACAGCGATTCAACACGATGAAACAAAATATGACAGAGTTGAATCTAACATCTCCACACCAACAGAAGAATTCTCTATCCTTCCAAGCGGTAAATTAGGAAAACCTTTAAACATCTCAATCCAAGAGTATCTGTACAAAGTTGGTCTTGGAGCAAAAGCAGCTTTTGACATTTCTGTATCACCAACATCAGATCCAAGAGCCAAGTTCTATGAAGTACAAATCTTAAGACCTGGAGACACAGATTATAAAACAATCTCATTATCTTCTATCTTCTCTGTTAAGGTGGAAGATACAATTAATGGTACTTATGGTGTTAGAGCCAGATCCGTCTCCTCATTTGGGCTTAGAAGCGAATGGCTGCAAAAATCTTTTATTGTTGTTGCTTTATTAGCTCCTCCAAAAAATGTCACAGAATTAAGAGTCACTGTAAATTCAAATCAGTTGTTTATGGACTGGGATGCAGTTCCAGACTTAGATTTAGCTTTCTATGAAATAAAGTACACTCCAGAAAGTAGTGGTGCTGCTTGGGGATCCAGTCAGCTGCTCAGACAAACAACAGGAACTAGCTTAACTGTTCCAGCTGCTAATGGTTCTTATTTAATAAAAGCTGTTGATACATCTGGTGTCTACAGTTTGATGGAGACTGTATCAGTTGTTGGGGTTGTTGATTTATTAAACAAAAATATTGTTGAAGAAGTGTTGGAAAGCCCAACATGGATAGGGACAAAAACAAATGTAGAAGTTAACAGTGTAAATTTGACTCTTTCCTCCACAACGATGCTCTCTGAATGGACAACAATCAACAGTATAACAAACATTGGCTATGACTATGATGGAGTTTACCTTACTGGAGAATACATTGCTGCTGAAACGGTCGATATGGGAGAGATCTACACCTGTACGATATCCAGTGACATAAGAGCATTCGGTAACAACTTGACCACCAAGATAGGTGATTGGCCAATTTTGTCTAATATTCTAGAACTTGGTGAAAGTGTTGATCCAGCTTCTTGGACTGTAGAATTACAGATAAGAAAAAGCAATGATAACATAACTTGGACTCCTTGGGAGAAGTTCTACATAGGTGAGCACAGTGCAAGAGCTTTTCAATTTAAGCTTTTATTGACAAGTTTGGACAAAAGAATTACACCTGTCGTGACTAAGTTTCTTGTGACAGTTGATATGCCAGATAGAGTTTATTCTGGTCAAGATTTGGTTTGTCCTCCTGGTGGGTTATCTGTTGTGTATTTACCAAGTTTTGCAGCTAAACCAGCTGTTGCTGTAAATGTTCAAGGTGTTACTGGAGGAGAATATAACACGATCACTTCAGCGACAGAAACAGGATTTACAATTCAGTTTTTCTCTAACGACACGAACACTGCTGTCACTCGAACTTTTGATTATGTTGCTCATGGTTATGGAAGAAAAATAGGCTAAAATAATTTCATGTCACAATTTGATTTATCAACACTTTCACCATCCGACAGCGGTAACACTCTTGTTTCCTCGTTGGATTCCTTTTCGGCTGCTTTTCTGTCAAATAACTCTGGTGCTACACGACCATCTTATGCTGTAGAAGGAACTATATGGACTAAAATTGTCTCAGCAACTTTAAGACAAGTTTATTATTATGATGGGGATACAGACTTTCTTCTTTTCACCTATAATCCTGTTGCAAACACCTTTGTTATAGACTCAGACACATTAAATGGTTTTGCTGATTATGCAAGAACCATAGTCAATGCTTCCGATCCAGGTGCTGTTGGGGCTTATAACTATTGGATAGACACAACCACAGGATTTGTAAAGCAAAGAAATGCAGCTAATAGTGGGTGGATTATTATTGGAAAAAGTAATGTAGATGGTCTTCTTCTAACTGGTTCTGGCAATCCAAATGGAGTTGTCACTGGTAACTTTGAAGGACAGCAATATTACGATACAACTAATGATTTACTTTGGATTTATAGTGGCTCATCTACTGTTTGGTACAGTATTGGCGGGATAAAAAGTGGATCACTTCCAACCAACTATCACGATGTACAAATTGAATTTTTAACAGCTGCAACAATCAGAATTAAAGCTGGCTCTAGATGTAGAAGTACGGATGATACAAAAGACATTATCTTTACAGCTGATTATACGATTGATATGTCTAATGCTACTCCTACAAGCACAACAGGAGGAAGAAGCGTTGCAGAAGCAGCAAACACTTGGTATTACCTATATGTTGGCTTAACTTCTACTGGTTTACCTTTAGCTTGGCTTGATACTGCTGATTTAAGTGCTGGTGGTTCTCCGACTAATCCAGCCGCTTATGCAAGTGGGAGAAGGCAATTAAAGATCGCTATACGTAATGATGGCAGCAGTGACATCTTGTCTTTTATTTATTCTGGCAATAATAAAGTAACTTACAAAACCCTTTACAACATCTTGGCAGCTGGTACAGCGGGATTTTATACAACAGTCAGCGCGTCATCTTTCGTGCCTCCGATTAGCCGATTAGCGACCTTGTTTGCATCGATGAGTGCCACGAATACAACAGTGGGGGAACTATTAATTAGGGAGACAGGGCAAACACTGGCCTTGAATACTGTGGTTGGTGCAATAGGCGCAGGCGGCGCATGGGCGGGGAGGGTGTTCTTCGATGCAACCTTAAATACTTCTCAACAATTGGACTACTCCTGGAGCGTATCCGCTCACCAAGCATTTCTAGCTATTCAAGCTTTTGAAGTTACGGAGGTTAAATAAATGTTAGTAATCAGAAAAAAAGATAATCACAAACAAATTAAAGCAAGTGGATATGTTGGAAAAGGTGGACTTGGTGAATTTGATTCAAATGTTTTTGAAGAAATCGAAATTGATGAATTACCTGAAGATTGGGAGCAAGCGGTAGAAAAACCAATCGCAAAAGGGAAAGACCTACTCAATTATTTAATAAAAGTAGTAAGAGAACAAAGCAATCAAGAAGGGCTTAAACCATCTGGGAAATGTATCAAGTTGAATAGATTTGAAAACATATTTACTAAGTGGAAATATTTAGATACGGAAACAGGCAATATTTGGAAATATCTAGAAATTGAAGATGAATTTACAAAAGCAGAATTTGACAATTTTGTGAAAAGTTTGATTGATTCACAGGCTCTCAATAACCAGAACGGAAAGAAAATTATTATTGATTCAGTAATTGGATTAATTCAGCAATGGTCGAGTACAGTAAGATTCGTTTAAATCTGTTTGAAATAATTAGTTTTTATTAAATATTATAGGTAAGCTTGTTGTATGTCAAAACTAATTACAACAGCTTATTACGACAGAAGAGCAGTCCAAAATGTTAATGGTCTGTTCACCATAAAAACTACTCTTGACGATGCAATTGTTGAGGAATTCTCAAAACTACCTGCTAGGAGCGGTCAAAATGGTTTCCTGGACAGTTGGACAACAGCTAAGTCTCCAATTCCGTTTTCCAATGAATTGATCTCTGATCTATATATTTGGTTAGACGGACAAAAACAAATTGGTCAGTGGCCAACTGGTGGGCAAATTGGTGAGTTTTGGAACATATCCACTGATGATGATAGAGTCACCATCAGAGGTAAAAATGGAAAAATAAGAAAAGTGATTGGAGCTCACCCAGAAAATGCGTATGCTGGGTCAGCTGGTTGTGTAGTTCTTCTACATGAGACTGAAGAACAAAAACAACGAATTTTGGCAGTAAGAGATTATTTGAAACAGTTACATGAAGTCAGAAAAATAGAGAAAATTAGGCTGATTGTATTATGAATCCAGGAGATGTAGATATTACTCAATTGGCTCCTTACTTGGAGAAAGGTGGGTTTGCAGTTATTTGCCTCTTGTTGATTTGGAATCTTATTCAAGACAAAAGAGCAATGTCCGAAGAGCAAAAAAGATTAACAGCTGTCATAGAGTCTAACAGCAAGGTCCAAGAAAACATGAATTTGTTGTTGACCCTCATCAACACAAATCTACAGGGTCTTAACACAACCATAGCTGTCCACAATCAAAAGATAGAAAACTTTGAAAAAATAGTCTATAGCCATGTCAAATAAGACCAAAGAAATATATAGATCAAAAAATACATCGACTTTTTACAATGTTGATACAAACGTCATTGAATGGTCTGCTTCTAATATTCCAAACCTACCTGAATGGAGAGAGTCTCTCCTATTGGGCATCAAAGCCCAAATTGAAAATAATTGTCATAAATGGTTGAATGATGGAAGAAAGATGCAAGCTTTTGGTTGCCAAGAACAAATACATTTTGTTAACAAAACAATTAACGATTTTTCTGCAGCTTTCTTTAAAAGTGGTAAAAGAAAACAAAAGATTGCTTTTATAAATTCAGAGCACCCAATTGGTAAATTAGCAATACATGCCTATGTTTGCTGCACAAAAGTGTTGTATCCAGAATTTTGTACTGTGGAAGTCTTTGACACCAGAGAAGAAGCCTATTCTTGGCTCTTGGATGAAAGTTCAGGGTAAAACTATCTATTTAAGATTTTATGGGTCTAAAATAGGAAGCGGGACAACCCTTTTTGTTGGTTAATAAAAAGAGTTATACTAATTCTATAGAAATGGAGAAATAAATGAAATTCAAAACACAACCCTATAAACATCAGTTAGAAGAATTCGAAAACAAAAAGGACACACTTGCATATGCATTGTTCTGGGAGCAAGGAACTGGAAAGACTAAAGAGATATTGGATCAAGTTCAATATCTTGCAGAAAAAGGAGAGATAGACTCTCTTCTCATAGTCGCACCAAACATGATCCATATAAACTGGATCAAGGAGGAGATTCCAACCCACTTGGGCTTAGAGAACTATGTAACTCACTATTATGAGTCTTCAAAAGCTGCCAATAAATCACACATAGCTGCTTGTGAAGCATTATTGAAGACAAAAGATTTTGCGATATTAGCAATCTCCTATGATGCTTTTATCACAGTTAAGGGAAAAGATTTTGCCAAGAAGTTTCTCACAAAAAAGAAATGCATGTACATACTTGATGAGTCGACAAGAATAAAGACTCCTGGAAGTAAGCGTACAAAGACGATAGTTGCTTCTGGTAGATATGCAAAATACAAAAGAATCCTCACTGGGACGCCTGTAACCCAAGGTCCATTTGATGTTTATGCACCAATAAAATTTCTTGATGAGACTTTTTGGAAGAGAAATGGATTAGCCTCTTACAGTTGCTTTAAAAATTACTTTGGATTGTTCGAGCAGAAGATAAACAGAGGAACAAACAGGTCTTACGAATTATTGTTAGGATATCAAAGACTCGACGAGATGAATGAAATCTTGAAGCCCATAACGAGCAGAGTGGTGAAGAGTGAAGTTCTAGATCTACCAGAGAAGACCTACACCAAGAGATTCTTTGAAATGACCAAAGAACAAATTGCGATGTACAAAGCTATGAGAGACGAGTTCATTGTTTTCATTGGGCAAAACGATGTAATAGAAGCTCCACTGGCTCTGACAAGAATTCTAAAACTTCACCAAATAACTTGTGGTTACATTCCCGATGAGAATAACACTTTTCATCAAATCTCAGAAATAAACCAAAGATTAGAAGCTTTCAAAGAGGTTATCGAAGACATAACAACTCCAACAATTATTTGGTGCAGGTTTAAAAAGGACATAGAACTTATTCAATCTGTGATTGGTGACAGGATGGTTAGATTTGATGGGTCTGTTGATAACGATCAAAGACAAGAAAATCTAAAATTATTTAAGTCTGGAGAAAAACAATTCTTTGTCTCCACAACGGAAGTTGGAGGGACAGGGTTGACTCTAAATGAAGCAAAGACAGTTATATACTACACAAATAATTACAAGCTAGAGAACAGGCTCCAATCGGAGGATAGGTGCCACAGAGTTGGACAGAATGATACTGTTCTCTACATTGATATAATTGCACAAAATACAATTGATGAGCACATAGTTAAAGCTCTCAGAAAAAAGTTAGATATTTCCAGGATCATTACTGGAGATGAAGTGAAGGAGTGGTTATGACAGTTTATATAGTTTCCGATCACAAAGTTCTAGACTTTGAAACAAATAGTTATGTTTCAAAATATGACTACACACCAGCAGAAAAGTTTGGAGAATTAGAATTTCTTCTCTCTCCAACAGCTAATCCATTTAAAAATATGGATGTGATAATCCAAGAGCTTCATTCAAAGCTCCAAAACTCGACAATGGATGATTATCTTATTTTAGCTGGGAACCCTGTTCTAATGTCTACAGCAGCTGCGATAATGGCTTCCTATAATGAAGGATGGGTCAACCTTCTGCAGTGGAATGGATATAAAAAAGAATACAATCCACTAACTTTTCAAATAAATTCATCAAAACGTTGGGAAATACCTATTTTAAAAAAGTAAACAAGTTTATAATTTATGAGTTAAATCAAAAAGAAGAAATGGAGACAAATAATATTAACGACGAAGAAAAATATTTAGAATTCACTGACTTGTCAGAAGACGGCATGTCTAGACTCTCTAAACTTACTTCAGAACAACTTTCTTTACAAATTAAGCTAGAAAAGCTAGAGAAAGAAGCAGCTGAAGTCAAAGAAAAGTTGAGAAATATTTCAGAAACATTGATCCCAGATCTCATGGAATCTTTGAATATGGAAAGTTTCACAACTTCTGCTGGTCTATGTGTTGAAGTTAAACAAAAGATTCGTACTTCAATAACAGAAACTAATAGACAAGAAGCAATTAAATGGCTCGTAAACAATGGATTTGCAGCATCTGTAAAAAATGAAGTTAAAGTTTCATTTTCCAAAGATGAATATGACAAAGCACAAAATCTTGCAGCTGATTTAAGAGACAAGAATTTTCCTGCTCTTGAGAATCAAACTGTTCATCCACAGACTCTTCAATCAATTGTAACAAATTGTCTCAAAGATGGGGTTAATATCCCACTTGAGTTGTTTTCAGTGTTCAGACAACGTTCAACAAAAATATCCTAACATAATAGACTTTAAACAAAAAATGGCAAAAGATAAAACATCAGTTCCCGAAACATCTACAACAGAAGCTGTTGTAGAAACAGGCCCAAAAGAAATAGCAGTAATGAATTATGGAGACTACGCAAATGCTGGTTTCGACAATCAATCAAAGGATGATGTAAGTCTTCCTTTTCTTGGAATACTTCAAACAACGAGTCCTCAACTTGATTTGTTACCAAATGCTAAACCTGGACAAATCGTAAACACCGTCACACAAGATCTATATGACGGCAAAACTGGTATCAAATTTGTCCCAGGAACAACTCAACATCTTTATGTTGAATGGGTTCCAAGAACTGCTGGAGGTGGTTTTGTAGGAACTCACAAACCAGATAGTGACGTTGTTACCAAAGCCCAAGAGAAAGCAACCGCTTGGAACGAACTAAAGAATGGAAATAATGACCTTATCGAAACATTTTACATCTTTGGTGTAATGCTGGATGACGAGGACACACCCTTGGGCATGGCAGTTCTTTCATTCTCCTCAACCAAAATAAAGGTCTACAAGAGAATCAATACAAAGCTTAGAACTTTCCAACTTCCATTAGCAAATGGTAGAAAAGTTGTTCCACCTCTCTTTGCCCATAGGTTGAAGATTTCAACTGTCAAAGAAAAATCAACCAAAGGAGATTTCTACAACTTTAGTATTGAACCAGCAAATGGTGATATAAAGGAATCTCTCCTCCCAGTAGATCATCCTGCATTTTTAGCTGCTAAGACTTGTGGTGAATTAGTTGCTAAGGGTGCTGTTAAAGCTGATGAAGGTACTAATCCCACCAACAAACCTGATGGAGAAGTTCCATTCTAATATGTGGAGTCCTCAGCAAGAAAGAGCCTTGTCCGTTGTAGACAAATGGTTCAAAGAGGAATCCAAAACTAAGAAAATATTTAGATTGTTCGGCTATGCTGGCACGGGAAAAACAACCCTTGCCAAGCATTTCGCCGAAAATATAAATGGAAAAGTTTTGTATGGGGCTTTCACAGGAAAGGCAGCCCATGTACTCACACAAAAAGGATGTACAGCAAGAACTATTCACAGCCTCATCTACAGACCTCTTCAAAGATCTCAAAAAGATATTAGAGAATTGAAGGAAAAAATAGATGAGACTCTAGACGCAGTAGAAAAGGAGAAACTAGAATTAAAATTAAAAGAACTTTCCAAGAAACATGGAAGACCTCTATTCGAGCTTGTAGAAGATAGTGAAGTTAGAGATGCAGCATTAATAATAATTGATGAGTGCTCTATGGTTGGTAAACAGATGGGTCAAGACTTATGTTCGTTTGGTGTACCAATCCTTGTTCTTGGGGATCCAGGACAATTACCACCTATTGGAGATGCTGGATTCTTTACAGCTCAAACACCAGATATCCTTCTGACAGAGGTTCATCGTCAAGCCCAAGATAATCCCATCCTCAAACTGGCAACTTTTGCTAGAAATAGTGAGGAAATACCTTGTGGAGACTACGGTGGAGGAGTAATTGTAAAAAGAAAAAATCAAGTGACAGCTGATGAAATAATGGCTGCCGATCAAGTCTTGATTGGTAGAAATGAAACCAGAAGAGCCTGGAACAACAGAATTAGACAAATAAAATACAACAAGGATTATGTTGACCCACAGCTTGGAGATAAGGTTATTTGTCTAAAGAACAACAATAAATCTGGCTTGATGAATGGAAGTTTGTGGGAATTATCGGATTATGTTAATGTACAATCGGATACTGTATTTACTGTTATAAACTCTTTGGATCAAGACTATAATTGTATGCAAGTGAAAATGTATGTTGATATATTTCGTGGCAAAGAAATTGATTTCTTTAACAGAATGGAGGGTGTCGAGGATTTCGATTATGGTTATGCAGTAACCGTCCACAAATCACAAGGATCACAGTGGGACAAAGTTATATTATTAGACGAAAGTCATTCTTTTCGCTCTACAAAAGATAAATGGCTCTATACAGGAATTACACGTGCAGCTAAGGAGTTAACTATTTTGGTATGAAACAAAGAGAATTGACAAACTTTTCGATCGAGACTCTCAAAGACAGATACATGATCGAAGGTGAAACACCAGAAGACATGTTCAGGAGAGTTTCAAAAGCTTTCTCAGACGACGATAAACATGCTGAAAGACTTTACAATTACATGTCAAGTTTGTGGTTTCTCCCTGCTTCTCCTGTTCTAATGAACGGTGGAACAGATAGAGGTTTACCCATATCTTGTTATTTAAACTCCGTGGAGGACTCCAGAGAGGGTATCTTCAAGACTTGGATAGAATCTTGCTGGTTAGGATCTGAAGGTGGTGGAGTTGGAACAAATTGGTCTAATCTCCGTGCAATTGGTGAGATGGTTCATGGAAAGGGAACCTCTTCGGGCATCATACCTTTCATGAAAGTTCAGGACAGTATGACATTGGCAATAAACCAAGGCTCTCTCAGAAGAGGGGCAGCTGCTGTTTATCTACATATTTCTCATCCCGAGATTGAAGAATTTATCTCAATAAGAAAGCCTACTGGAGGAGATAAAAATAGAAAATGTTTAAAGCTTCACACTGGAGTTATCATTCCAGATGAGTTTATGGAAGCTGCAATGTTGGGAAAGGAATATGTTCTAAAGGATCCTCATTCAAAGAAGCCAAAAAAAGTTGTAAAGGCCGAAGAACTTTACCAAAAGATCCTGGAAATGAGAATAGAAACAGGAGAATCCTACATAGTTTATGAAGATAATGCACAAAAAGGATTTTCTAGTCACCAGAAACAGCTTGGAATGAAGGTTTCCCAAAGTAACCTTTGCTCTGAAATCATGTTACATACTGGTCTTGATCACCTTGGAAAGAATCGAACAGCTGTTTGTTGTCTTTCAAGTTTGAATGTAGAATATTACGACGAATGGTGCAGGAACGAGCTATTCATCGAAGACGTAATAAGGTTCCTGGACAATGTTCTTCAGTCCTTTATTGACAAAGCTAAGGATTATCCTGGTTTTGAAGATGCGGTCTATTCTGCGACTCGAGAACGATCTATTGGGCTTGGAGTCATGGGTCTTCAAAGTTGGTATCAAAAGAACAATTTAGCTTTTGAAAGTTTTCTGGCAAAAACTTGGAATCTAAATATCTTCAAAGATGTAAGAGAAAAAGCAGATAAAGCAAACTATAAATTAGCATTAGAGAAAGGCTCTTGTCCTGATGCCCAAGAGGTTGGAGCAGTAGCAAGATGCAGCCATCTCCTGGCAGTGGCTCCTACAGCGTCAATTTCTATAATAGCAAATACATCACCATGTATAGAGCCTTGGAATGCTAATATCTTCACTCAGAAGACTCTATCAGGCTTCTTCACAGTTAAAAATAAATATTTGGATACGCTCTTCCACAAAAAAGCTTTAGAAAAAGTTGTTCCAGATAGTTCATTTGTAAGTGACAACAGTTTAGAAATTGTGAAACAAGTTCAAGAAATTGTTACAAATTGGTGGGATAAAGTTCTAGAAGCTGGTGGATCAGTTCAAGATTTTGATGAAGAAGTATTATCTGCTGAGGACAAAATGGTCTTCAGAACAGCTTTCGAAGTTGATCAAAGAGCCATAGTTAATCAAGCTGGTGACAGAACTCCTTTCATCGACCAAGGACAATCTTTGAATCTATTTTTACCAAGTGATATAGATAAAAGAGATCTACTTGCCTTACACGTCTCAGCTTGGAAAAAAGGAGTGAAATCTCTTTATTATTGTAGAAGTAAATCTTTACAAAGAGCTGGAACAGCGGGCAACCTAGACTATGAGGAATGTCTCAGTTGCCAATAATCCCTTACCAAATAAATAAATATATGTTAGACGTTCATCAAAGAAGAGCATGCAATATAAAAGATTTTTACAAAAAGCTTAAGTTTTATTACAACCTTCTCGGAGATGGTTCATTGATTGAGTTCGAAAAACTTACAATCGACCGTGTCAGAGAACTTGTTAGACTCTCTGACTTAATACAAAAAAGACCAAAAATTGGTGTTGAGGAATATCAAAAAATTACTTCCAACTCTTTAAAAAGAGAGGGATGGAGTTTTGGTGAACATTTAAACTTAGAAAAAAGAGAACACCCTCTTGCAGGAGAGTTTTCCGAATTATCAAGTCTAGACAAAATAAAACAATCTGTCTTATTGGCAATCGCGAAGCATCACTTTCTGCCAAGTAGCAAAGCTAACGTTAAGTGGAACAAAGAAGATCAATGCTTTGTCGCAACTACAAAAAATAGTGACTTAATTGGTTGTGGAGACTCAGCAATAGAGGCTGTTCAACATTTAAAAAATCATCTCAAGGATGAGGATGAAACACCCCACAAAAAAGCTGTAAAACAAGACATAGAATTGCACGAAGAAAACATTGGAGTATCAACAGGAGGAAATTTAACAGAAACAGATGAACCTACAAACACAGAAGACAGCATTTAAACCATTTTACTATCCTTGGGCTTATGAGTGTTGGAAGAAACAACAACAAATACATTGGATTGTGGATGAAGTTGATCTTGGGCAAGACGTCCAGGACTGGGAAAATACCTTAAGCCCAAGTGAAAAAGAATTCCTAACACAAATCTTTAGATTCTTCACGCAAGCCGATATAGATGTTAACAACAACTATATGGAGAACTACAGTAGAATCTTTAAACCAACAGAAATAAAGATGATGTTGTCTGCATTTTCCAATATGGAAACTGTTCACATTGATGCTTATGCCTTGTTGATAGAGACTGTTGGGATGCCAGAATCTGAGTATGAAGCTTTCTTAAATTACAAAGAAATGAGAGAAAAGCATGAGTATTTATCAAACTTCAACATGTCAAGCCCAAGGGAAATACTAAAGACTTTGGCTGCTTTTGGAGCTTTCACTGAAGGATTGCAACTATATGCTAGTTTTGCGATGCTACTAAATTTCCCTCGTTTTGGCAAAATGAAAGGAATGGGTCAGGTTGTAACATGGTCTGTGAGAGATGAAAGTCTTCACTGTATTGGAATTATAAATCTCTTCCACACTTATGCAACTGAGACTGGAGCTTTAGATGATTCCCTTAAAAAAGAAATTGTTGAAATAGCAAAGCGAGTTGTTGAGTTAGAGGACAATTTCATCGACTTAGCATTCAAAGTTGGTGGAATCCGAGGGATGGAAGCTGATGATATCAAAGCATACATCAGATACGTTGCAGATTGGCGTTTGGAGCAGTTAAAAATGGAACCTATATATAATATAAAGCAACATCCGATACCATGGTTAAAGGAGATTCTAAATGGCGTGGAGCATGCTAATTTCTTTGAAGTCACTGCAACGGAGTATTCCAAAGCAGCAACAAAAGGAGATTGGAAATCAGCTTGGGATAGTATTAACTAACCCAACTTGGGTTGCTCGCACAAGCAACAACTGTCTTGACATCTGTATTCTCTGAGGTATAGACCCAGCTATCTAACTTTCTGTAGTAGCTGGGTTTTTTACCACTCATGTGAGCAAAGTCAGTTATCTTGTCTTTCCAAGCTCTTTTCCCAGCTTTTGTTTTATAACTAGCTAACTTAGCATTCTCTATGGACGATACATTCTTTATCTTTGTCTTGCTGACTCTCTTCTTAATTGAGGCAAAATCTTTATCCATGTTAGGATTCCAACCACGACAAACTTTGTCAATGAGTTCATTAATAGAAGCTTTTGGATAAGTCTTATTCATCTTCATAAGTCTTCTTGTATAGGCTGCTAAGACAACCTCTTGATCAGCTAAATTACCATTTGCTATTTCATATCTAAGAATTGTTTCTGCTGATCTATCGAGTGCCACCCTAACCTTCCATGGAATCTTGTACGGTGTTATCATTGGGCTGAACGAAGCAACTATTGTCGGAGGCTCTTTAATTGGTGAAGGTTCTTGAGGGTCTTCTTGCTCCTGAACTATTTTGCCAGAGACAATATTAGTTTGTAACATTTCACCAATTGTCTCACCATCCTTAGCAGATATTTTTGGTGTTATCTTGAAAAAATTGAATACTAAAGACACAATTAGTATTACAAAAAGTATCTTTAAAATTCTGTGGTATTTTCTTTTTTGTTTATCCTCTATCTCTTGGACAATAGAACGCACGAGAAACTTTGTTTGATAATAATCCATATTTTTCTACATTTCTTTTTTATAGATAGTACATGCCCTAAGACGATAAGTTAAAACTTTAAGTTCCTTAATTAAATTTAATAAAAAGACCAAGCCTTTTTCTCGAGAAAGAGAATAAAATTTTATTTGAATCTAAGTAGAAATGGAGAAAAAGATGAAACCATTGATGCTTCTTACCCAGAAGTACAACCGTCTCTGCAGGTTTTTCAACAAAAATTATATGCCTTCTTTTATCAAAGAAGAGCATGCAATTAAAAAGATTTTAGAACTGCAGGAATTAGTATCAGATCAACCACATATACAAGATCTATTTTTGTTAATTGTTGAGGGTGCTACAATGCCGATGCTGGTTGAACACTGGTTGAAAGTTAAACCAGAGGACAAAGATATCAAAGAAGAGAGTGTCAGAAAAAAGATAAATAATATCTTGGCTGACATTGCTTCGCGATTAAATCTAAGAATCGAAACTGGTATAATAATTCTAGAGGTAAAAGCATGACAGAATCAGTAACAGAAGCTACAAAACAACCTAGAAAAGTCAGAGAACCAAGACTTGATTTAGGACAAAAAATTAAAATGGATTTGTCTGGCTTTTGGAAATACTCTATAGATAGAGAAACCATAAGAATCAAAAAAGATGTCCTTAAACTACCAAAACCATTGACAGAGGATGAAGTATTTCTAAAAAATAAATTCTGTAATATTTTTAGAGAACATGACAGAACAACTAAATGGTTTAGAGAAAATATCAGAGATCCTTTAAAAGATAGTCCTGGAGTCTTATTCGCAACTGTTGCGTTTAGATGGTTTAACAGATGGCAGACTGGAGAGATTATCCAAGATCTACTTCTTGAACCACCAACAAGTTGGGAAACCTTTGAAACTACTATAAGATCAAGATTGATAGGTGTTAAACCAATTATCACTGGTTCTTATATGATCAAGACTCCGACTGGGCTTAACAAATCGGACGGTGTAATATCCAATATAAAAAACTTTTGGGGTGTAACAACTGAACCAAAGAGTCTAAAAGATATGCATACTTTCATAAAAGGGAAACCATTTATGGGCTCTTTTATGGCTTATGAAGTAGTTACAGATCTCCGTCATACATATCTCTGTAGAGAAGCAGAAGATATTAATACTTGGGCAGCAGCAGGCCCAGGAGCAGCTAGAGGATTAGCAAGAATTATTGGTAAACCTCTAGATTATTTTTCTCACTACTCACATTTAGACCAAATAACAATGTGCTCATTGATGGAACAAATCTTACAGGATTCCATAACAAGCTGGCCAACAGAATGGTCTGATTGGGAAATGAGAGACGTGGAACACACTTTATGTGAATATGACAAATATTTAAGATGCCAATCTGGTCAAGGAAAAACAAAACAAAAATATGAGGGAGGGGTTTGTGAAGAAAATAATAGTTGACTTGGATGACACAATTTGTTCAACCTTCAACAGAGATTTTGAAAATTCTGTTCCCAATCTAAGGTTAATAAATAAAATAAACAACCTTTTTTATCAAGACTGGGAAATAGTTATTCTAACAGCAAGAGGAAACTTATCCTGTAAAAATTTGGAAGAAAGGGAACAGAAATACAGAAAACAAATCGAAGTTTGGTTAAAGAAAAATGGTGTAAAATACACAAGACTATCTTTCGAGAAAGAGCTTGCTGTACACTACATTGACGATAAGTCTATTAGACCAGATGAATTTTGTGAGTTAGAAATTGAAAATTTAATTGGTTGGTCTGGTGCAACTATAGAAAAACATGGAGAAAAGGTTCTAAAAACTCACGAGAAGATACATTCCGAAGTTTCTTGGTACCAATTAGCAAAGAATTTTGATTTTAATGTTCCAAAAATATCTTCTGTTGTTGGAAAAACTCTAGAGATGGAGTATATCCATGGAAAAACTGGAGATGTTTCTTCTAAAGAGTTGTTCGAAATTTGTGAAAAGTTTAAACTTATAAAACATTCTTCTCCAGACTTCGAAACATACTTGGAATATATCTCCAAACACTGTACACTAGATGTATTCACAGAGTTTGTTGAAAAATTGAAAAAGGATAGCCACACTTTTTTTAATTCCCAAAAGTCTTTTTGTCATGGTGATCTTTCGCTGGAAAACATAATAAAGTCAGAGATAAATTATAAGTTGTATCTTATTGACCCAATATATCTTCCAGCTGTCTATTCGTCTTGGCTTCTTGACATAAGTAAGAGTCTTTATTCATTAAAATTTCTTGGACAAGCAGAAAAATATGAAGAACTATTGGAACTTTCACCAAACAAATTGGATGTTTTAAAACTTGAGGCTACCCACTGGATGAGAGTTTATAAGTATGCACCAACAGAAACAAAGCCCAGAATTTTGGAGGAGTTTAGACAATGTTTGACCAAATAGAAAAGGCAAAAACTAAAGGTCTGAAAATTGGATTTACAGCTTCAACTTTTGATCTTCTTCATCCTGGACATATAGCTATGTTGGCAGAAGCAAAAGCCAATTGTCAATTCTTGGTTGTTGGATTGCTTACAGATCCAACTATCAGTCGTCCAGAAAAGGAAAAGCCTGTCCAAACTATGCTTGAAAGATATATACAAATTCAAGCTGTTAGATTTGTTGACATGGTTGTTCCATTCGAGACAGAAGAGGAATTGGAACAATTACTTCTGACAATAATGCCAGACATCCGATTTATAGGTGAAGAATATAAAAACACAAACCACACTGGCAGAGAAATAGAAGGAATAACAAATTATTACAATAAAAGAAAACACAAATTTAGTTCTACCGATTTAAGAGACAGACTGAGGAAAACAAAATGAAAACTTGCAAAAAAGACAAAATGAAAATTGCTTATGTATGTCACAAAGGAGACACATATGGTGGATTTGTTTCTCACACAGAGCATGCAATCCATGGCTTGAAAAAAAGAGGGCACGATGTAGACTTCTTTTTTCTCTCCTATTCTGGTCCAAATGAAATGTTTGTTAGAAAAAAGATTGATACTCTTCACAAGGAAGGTGTAACAATAGAAGGTAAACATTTCAGAACGTTGGACAGAGGTATAGGGACAGGGTTGTATAATCATATACAACTTGGTTGGATCACACCAGTGACTCCTTATAAAACTCTTCAGCAGAAGAAAATTCTAAAGGAAAAGCTTGAAACTTATGATGTTGTGATCTGGCATACACCATTTTGGTTTAAACAGAAACCAGTACTTTGCGACACAGATTGGCCAATGCTTCTTGATTTACAAAATCCTGTTAATGTTGCTTTTCATCATGATGCCAATATTAGAGACAATTCAGCTTGGATGTTTTTTATCGACAAATATTTTGATAGATTAATAAATGTCCATCAAGCCAGCTACAACAGCTCAAGCGTCTTCGAAACACCAAGAACTTTGATTTTCAATCCACAAATCATAAATAAGGTCGAAAAAGATTTTAATGGTGACAAAAAAGTTAAATTCTTTTCTCTCCAATACTGGAAAGGATCTAAACATGTTGACGACTTGATTCGTGCAATTCCACATCTAAAGGAAGATATCTTGATAAGAGTTGCAGGAAATGGTCTAGATTATAGATATCTAAAATCGATTGATAAATGCCCAGAGGATTTTATTGGCAGCCCCAAAAGGGATCCTGATATTCTTGAGTCTAATATAGGTAGACCCATCTTCAATCTTGCCTTGGAAACAGGAAAATTAGAGGACTTGAATTGGGTGACTGAACAAGAGAGGAATTCGATATTTGAAGATACAGATTTTTTTGTAGACACTGCGTGGTACAAAGTAAGTACCGAACTTGGAGAACATTTCAGCAGAACTTTGGTGGAAGCTATGATACGTGGAATCGTTCCAATAGCTAGGAATCTTGGGCTTAGCAACAATCTGGAAGGGAATGGAGAAGTGTTTAAAGCTGGAGAAAACTATATTATGATTCCATATGATGCTACTCCAAAAGAATTTGCTGAAATACTTGATGGTGCTTCAAAAATTAGCTCGGGAGAATACAAGAGAATACAAAATAATAATTTTGAACTTTTGAAACATTTTGACTTGGACTATGTTGTAGAACAATATGAGAAGGTCTTTAAAGGGGAGCCTTGTGGCTTCTATGGAAAATACGAAACTGGTGGTACAGAAATTCCAGATAAATTTTTGCAAAAAGCAGAAAAACAATGGTTTGGAACAGGTGATCACAGAACATTTAAATTTAAAAAGGAGAAAAATGACTAAACCAACAATTACACAGATTCTAAAGCTTCTAGACAAACCAGCACTTGTCAAGTGGGCAAATAAGCTTGGGCTTGAAGGAACCTCTCTAGACTCTTTCTACGAAAAGAAAAGAGAAGAAGGAATATCTCTCCATGCCCAAATAGAACGATATGTGAAGAGTGGTGTTAGAATGAAGGATCCAGCTCATCAAGAAAGGATTGAGAAATTCTTTCAGACGAGAAGAGTGGTTGCTACCGAAAGAGAAATAGAGACGGAATGGTTCACTGGAAGAACTGACGTTGTATTTTACCAAGATGATGATCAATATGTTGGGGACTTCAAGTCTTCAGATGGGCTTTACTTTGAAAATAAGCTACAACTAGCTGCATATCAGCTTGCTTATCCTCAAGCAAAGATCTGCGTCATACATATACCACTGTTCGTTGTAGACACTATAAAGGAGGATCTAAGACCTTATCAGGACATTGTTAAGTTGCTTTCTAAAGTCTGGCAAATAAAGGAGGGGATAATTAAATGAAACTTGAAAGTCTAGCAAAGGCAAATCTACTTAGCAGCAAATTACAGATAGCTGAAGAAGAATTAAAAAATCTTGAAAAATTCTTAAAAACCTATGAACCATTAGCACCTGAAGAAAAGGAAAATGTCCGGATGAAACTCTTCCAATCTACGTCAGGAAAAGACGTGATGCTGCTGGCCTTCAGTCTTAGATTAGAAGACCCAGAGATAGTTCTTCAGTTATTACAAATTATTAAATCAAGAAAAGAATCACAAATAGCACAGTTTAAATTGGAGATTGAAAGTCTATGAAAGTTATAAAAGTTAGAAACGTCAATGACGCATTCATTATGGGTCTGAACTACCTCCAGAGAGAAGGTGTAGAAAGAGATTCAAGAAATGGAAAAGTTCTGGTTGCACCAGAACCTGTTTGCACAGTCTATCTACAGCCCAAAGAGAGGGTATTATTTAACATTGTTAGAGATGCTAATCCATTTTTCCACCTCTATGAAAGTATATGGATGCTAGCTGGTAGACGTGATGTACAAAGTTTAACAAACTTTGTTGCAAGAATGGAAGAGTTTTCAGATGATGGGACAACCTTTCATGCTGCCTATGGTTACAGATGGAGGAATCAATTTAAAATACAGGACAACTCTCTAGCAGATTTTGTAGATGATACTTCTTTAGATACAAGTGATCAAATTTCTAAAATTATTGATATTCTAAAGAACAATAAAGATGATCGTAGAGCTGTCCTGCAGATATGGGATGCTCATCTGGATCTTGGAAAACAATCAAAAGATATTCCCTGCAATTTAACTGTCCACTTTCAAGTTACAGCAGAAAATAAACTTGACATGACTGTCTTTAATCGATCAAATGATATTATCTGGGGATGTTATGGAGCCAATGCTGTCCATTTCAGCTTTCTGCAAGAGTATGTAGCATATAAAACTTCTTACGAAATTGGCAGATATTATCAGATCTCTGACAACTATCATGCCTATCTTAAGACTCTAGAGAAGGTTAAAGACGAAAAAACAATTTCAGATCCTTATTCTGGACCATCTGCTCCAAGAGTAGTTGGTGTTGATTTTTCAACTGATGAATGTTTAAAGTTCATCAGAGAGGTGAGACCAGAAAGTATGTATTCAAACTTCAATTTCAATTCTGTGTTTCTTAGAGAAGTAGCTCTTCCAATGACACTCAGCTATTATCACTATAAAAAAGGAGACAAAAGATTGGCTCAAGACACTCTTTTGAAGATGATAGCTGGTGTTGACTGGAAAATAGCTGCTCTAGAATGGTTAGGGAGGAGAAAATAAAATAAAATTAATAAGGTTATTTTGCTAAGATATTAGTTATGATTCTTATAGGTGACTAAAACCTATAAGAAATGGAGAATAAAATGCAAACAGCACAATTAGTAGATCTAGAGCAGTTTAGAGGAAATATTTCTCTGAATGTTACTCAAATGAACAGTCAAGTTCGTCACATGAAGAACAGAGAAATGGATTGGGAGGTGTTTCTACCAACCAAAGGAAAGAATTTACAAAGAGGGTTTGTTTGGACTGTTGGTCAAAAAAGAGAACTGATAGAATCAATTCTTCTTGGGAGGCAGATTCCAAACTTCTATTTCATAAATTCTTTTGACACTGTAAAAAACAAAGACATATTGATCGTCATAGACGGAAAACAAAGGCTCTCAACAATCTTTGACTTTTTGGACGATAAATTCACAATGTCATTTACAGGTTGGTTGGATGATTATGAATTTCTCTTCTCCGAGCTTCCACTAGAATATCAAAGAGCAATAACTGGTTTTTGGCTGAACTATCACATTGTCAATGAAGACATGGATAAGAGAATAACAGATAAAGAAAAGATACAATGGTTCAAGTTTATAAATTTCGCAGGTACACAACAAGATAAAACACATATGGAGGAATTAAATTGATTAAACAATTACTAATAATCTCACTAATTACATCAAGTTGTTTTGGTGCAGATTTAAAAATGAATGTAGAGACCGATGAATTTACAAATGTGATAAATAAGCACTGTAGATACATAGAAGTTGACCCAAGAAGGCAATGGACTATGTATGAGATATTAAAATTTACAAAAACAAACTTCTCTTGGGGAGAATCAAACAAGTATCCAGAAAGACAAAACACAGAAGATAGAAAGTTGAATCTTCTGTGCGAAGAAACTGGTTACAAATCTGAATTAAAAGAGATAAACTTTAAAAGCAGAGCCTCTAGTAGACACTTTGAAGAGTCAACATTTGAACTTACAAAAAAGGATCAAGAAGAAATTACAAAATGTCTAAATCTAAAAATTAGATATGGTTATGTTGTTAGAGAATTAGGAAACACAAAGTGCTTGGAGGAATTAAATTGACAACAAATTACCAAATAAAAAGAACAAGAGAAGCAGCTGACGTTAAAAGGTTTCACACCTTTCCATCCATTAAAGAGCAAACTGTTGGACAGCATTCATTCAATATGTTAACTATGCTGTTCCAATTTGTCAAGGAACCGAGTTTAAATCTGATAAAGGCTATAACTTATCATGACTTTGCAGAAAGATGGGTTGGAGACATTCCAGCAACTGCTAAGTGGGGAAATGAAGAGTGGGGAAATCTAACAGAGTCCATTGAAGAATCTGTTAGATTAAAACTCGGATTCATTTCTGGTGAATTGACCGAAGATGAAAAGAACATTCTAAGTTTTCTAGACACCTTAGAGCTGTTCTATTGGGCTTTGGAAGAAGCCGAATTAGGAAACAAAAATGGGTACTTCCTTGCCAAGAAAGTAAACAAGATTGTCTTAGAAAAATATGCAAAAACTAGGTTACAAACTACCATGAGCAGCTTATTATTTAGAATAGATTTACAACACCAAAGAACAGAAGATGGAGATGCATTCAATTGAACATATACGACTCATTCGACGCGATGATTGATTTAGAAACCTATGGGAAAGCTCCAGGGTGCGGAATCCAGCAGATCGGTTTAGTCTTCTTTAATAGGGATGAACTAATAGATATACAACCTTATGATTGTCACCAATGGTTCATCGACAGACAGTCTAGTACTGACCTTGGGCTTAAAGAAGATTCAGAAACTTTAAACTGGTGGAAGAAACAAAGTGTTGAAGCCCAAGAAGGGTTCAATAGACCTGGAATCTCAATTACAAAGGCTCTGCGAGAGTTTGCTGAACTTGAAGAATGGCAAAATGTTAGGTGTGTTTGGTCTCATGGAGCATCCTTTGACATACCTATCATAGGGTGGGCTCTTAGGGAGGCTTTAATAAAGGCTCCTTGGAAATACAGCTCTATAAGAGATACAAGGACAATATTTGAGATAAGCCCCCCCGACGACATAGAAAATAAACTCAAACACTCAGCTCTACAAGATTCTATAACACAAGTTAAGGAAGTCCAAAACAGTTTTAAAAAACTAAAGGAGAAATTAAATGTCTAAAACAATTGAAACTATTTTACAAGAAGATATTGATGGATTGAAAGAAGCAAACAAACAATATGGAGGGAGTTGGATTAAGCGTGGAGGGGTTGGAGCCTTCATGATGCTTGCTCGAAAATGGGATAGAATTGAAGAAAAGATGAACTCTTCAAAATCAAACAGTGTTATAGACATAATTGAACAAGACACTCGAGCAGAAGGAATAATAGACGATATTAGGGATTTAAGAAGATATTTAATGCTGGTGGAGGCATACAACATTGGTGGTTCTGACTATCTAAACTGCCTAGAAAGAATATCTTTGTCAAAAGAATTTTGCTCAAGTCTAATGTTTGACACTCTTCTAGGGATTTGGTACACCATAGAAAGTGAATGTAAAGATTGTGGTTGGGACATCTTTAAAATTAAAAGTTCTTACAAAACGGAACACTTGAGAAGTCTATTGGTTCAAATAGAACTTCTTTTCTCAGCTCTTGGAATCGACCCAAAACATAGGGATAACAAATGATTAGAGATTTATTATTTAAAGTGGATCTAGAGGAGTTGGCAAAGAGGGAAGTTTCTGAACTCTGTAAAAGAGGTAGAGATTGGTTAGATTCTATTCATTACCAAGAATGGAAAGCCCAACAATTGAACCAAATGTCACAGTTCAAATTTAAACACAAAGATGAGTTTAGTTTCGTTGTTGTTGATCGTGTAACAAACTTTTGTTATTATGCTAAGGACTACAAAGAAGCTCTAGGAGTTTGTGCACAAATAGTAAAGGATTCAAAAACAAATTTAGATGGTAAGTTAACAATTTCAAGAGTTGTCAACACTCTAAGAAAATACGATGAAAAATATGAGTGGGAGAATTAATGCTTCAACTATCTATATTTGAACCAGATACAGAATGGTCACCACCAGATGTTTCTATACTACCTTCTTGGGAAAATTCTTCCTATGTAGGAATAGACATAGAAACACATGACCAAGCCATATCAGATGGTTTTGGTTCTGGTTGTAAATGGAAGAACAGTTATATTGTAGGAATCTCTTTTTGTCTTGAAAATTACAAACCATTCTATCTCCCAATAAGACATTTCGCAGGAGGAAACTTAGATAGAGAGAAAGTTTTTGACTATCTAAAAGACCAAGCTAAAAAATTTAAAGGAGAGTTGATTGGAGCAAATCTACAATACGATCTTGGATACCTACTTGACGAGGGAGTTTGGTTTAGAAATGTTAAATTCTTTAGAGATATACAAATAGCAGATCCTCTCATATATGAGCTACACGATTCATATTCTCTCCAGTCAATAGCCAAACGATATGGTCTTGGAGGTAAGGATGAAGGGGTTCTTTCTAGCTTTGCTAAAATGCATAAATTAGATCCTAAAAGAGATCTATGGAAAATGAACAGTAAGTTCGTCGGCAAATATGCCGAACAGGATGCTCTACTCCCCATGCAGATCTATGAAAAGCAAAGAGTTCATATAGTCAAGAACGAACTTCAGGAAGTCTTTAAATTGGAGAGTAGAGTCCTCCCAGTTCTAATTAAAATGAGGGATCGTGGTGTAAGAATAGATACTGACAAATTAAAATACATAGAAAAATGGTCGATAGAACAGGAGAAGAATTGTCTTTCTGAGATCCACATGCGTACAGGAATCTCCTTGGGCTTGGGGGACATAAATAAAAAACCTCCGCTTGTTAAAGTCTTAGAAACAATAGGAATAAAGGTTGAGAAGACTCCATCAGGTCAACCAAAGATAGATAAAAATACACTTAAAGATATTAATCACCCTGTTGCAGAAGCTCTAGCAAGGGCAAAGAAAGTAAACCATCTTAGAACAAGTTTTGTTAAATCCATCCAAGACAGGCTTATAGAGGGAAGAATACATTGTACATTCAATCAATTAGCAAGAGAGAATGATACAAAAGATGGTATTGCTGGTGCTAGGTGGGGAAGGATGTCCAGTGAACAACCAAACCTTCAACAACAACCTTCTAGAGATGATTTTGCTTCAATGTGGAGGTCTATCTATCTTCCTGATGAGGGTCTACAATGGGGAAGTTTAGACTATTCGCAACAAGAGCCAAGAATGTTAGTCCACTTTGCTGCTCTCTTGCGACTACCCAAAGCCCAGGAAGCATTGGAGAAGTATAAATCAGACCCAAATATGGACAACCATCAGATGATGGCTGACATGACAGGCTTGCCAAGAAAGAATGCAAAAGATATTTTCCTTGGTAAGTGCTATGGGATGGGTGGAGCAAAGTTTTGTAAATCTGTTGGGCTTCCTACAAGTTTCATGACAAACGAAAAAGGAATCGTCATAGAGATAGCAGGAGACGAGGGTCAGGAGATGTTAAATCAGTTTGATGATAGGCTCCCTTTTGTTAAAGGTATGGCTAGAAAAGCCCAAGATGCGGCTGCAAGAAGAGGATACATCAAAACCATATCTGGAAGGAGATGTCACTTTCCAACAGAATTAGATGGTAGATTTGGATGGACACATAAAGCTCTTAATAGGCTCATCCAAGGAAGTAGTGCAGATCAGACTAAGATGGCCATGGTTGCTCTAGAAGCAGCAGGATACCCTCTACAGTTACAAGTACACGATGAAGTTACAGCTTCGATTCCAAATAAGGAGGTGGGAGAAGCTATGGCAGATATTATGTCAAACTGTGCTAATCTTACTCTGCCGTTTAAGGTAGATTTAGAAATCGGTGATAGTTGGGGAGGTGTTAAATAGTTTACTTTTTAAAAATAAGAGGGTATACTGAATTTGTTAATTAAATATAAAGAAATGGAGAAACTAAATAATGCTATTGTTTGAAAATATTGGTGTCATGGAAATGGAATTCCTAAGGACTTTTGGAGCTTCTGTTAAGAATACTGAAAATCCGATAGGCTTCTTTGGGACAGGTCTTAAGTATGCTATCGCTGTTATTTTAAGGAATAAAGGATCGATAAAAATCTTTTCTGGACTCGACGAATACAACTTCAGTCTAGAAAAGAAAATTCTAAGAGATCAACCATTCGACATTGTCACAATGAACGGCTTCTCCTTGGGCTTCACAAGCGAATTGGGAAAGACTTGGGAACCATGGATGGCTTATAGAGAGCTTTACTGTAACCTCCTAGACGAAAAAGGAAGTTTGATGCATTCTCTCGCAGGTCTAGAAAATGGAGAAGAAAATAAAACTAAGATTTATGTAGATGGGTTGGATCAGATTTACTACGATCACAATAAATACTTTTTAGACGGAACGCACGATGCTCTCTCAGAGGGAGTAGAGATATCCAATAGACCAAATAAGTATCAATACTATAGGAATGTGCGTGTGTGGACTGAACCATCTGCTCTGACTTACAACTTCATAAAAGAAATTGCTCTCACAGAAGACAGAACTATTAAGTACACCTCATCGTTAGAGAATATTGCAGGATCTATTGTTAGATTAAAAGACAAAAAACTGTTGAAAGCCGCTTTATCAGCTGGGGAAGGAAAATTAGAAAATAAATTCAACTATAAATATTTTTCTGGGCACACTGAAGAATTTTATGAGGTCACAAAATCTCTTGGTTCTGACGCAAACTTCTCTGCCCAAGCTGTTCTTGCTGCTAAGACATCATACAGTGATGTTTCTTGTGAAGGCCTCACTCCAAGAGAACAAGAAATATTTAATAAAGCTGTGAGGACAATTGATTCTCTGAACCTTGGCTTTACAAAAGACCCAGACTATTTATTCGTTCATTGTTTTCCTGGGGACAATAGCAAACTTGCTGAAGTTGTTGATGACAGAATTATAATATCTAAAGAAGCTTTCAATTCTGACTTTACAGCAACTCTGCTGGAAGAGTTAGTACATCTAAACAAAGGTTATTACGATTGCACCAGAAACTTGCAGACCTATCTATTCCAGATGGTTGTAAAGTTAGCTGAAGAGAATTTAATCAAACTAAGAGGAACCATATAACATATGATAAACACACTAGAAAAAGTTAGAGAATTTGCCCAAGCTTTCACACCAAATCAGTGTGGATTCATAACCTACAATTCGCCAACCAAACAGATCGTTGCTCTTCGTTTACAACTACTAATTGAAGAAGTCGGGGAATTAGCCCATGGTCTAGCAAAAGATGATCCAATGGAGATCCTGGATGCTTTATCGGATATTCAGTATGTTCTCGATGGGACTTACCTAGCTCTTGGACTTGACAGATTTAAAGAGGCAGCTTTTATGGAGGTCCATAGATCTAACATGAGTAAGTTGGGGAGTGATGGTAAGCCCATAATAAACGGAGCTGGAAGAGTGGTGAAGAGCGAAAATTATCGGGAGCCAAATTTACCAAAAGTTGTTAATGATATTCTATTAAATGGCTTAACAGGAGAAACAATAAATGGATGAAACATACAAAAAGCTGCTTGAGCTTATACTAAGAAATTCCAAGGTTCCAGTCAAGTTTGTGGTTAACCAATCTTTGTTTGATTTTCACTTAGAATATAACACTGCTCTAGCAAAAAGTTGGACTGTTTCTATAGAAACAATATACGAACCTTATCTTGACGATATTTTCTTCACTGAAAGAGAAAAAATGTTGAAATACGTCTATGACAGATATTTTCCAATTTACGACTCCATTGGAGATGTACCATTAGGACTGTTGGATTCACTTGTAGAAGAGAAAATAAAGACAACAGAATGTGTTCTAGTAAAAATAAAGCAGGGAGAAAAGTATGGAAATATTTTGTAAAGAAATAGACTCCATAATAAAAGAAAAAATTGACTATCTAGAGTGGAGACTTTCTCTTTTATCAAAAGAGAAAGTACAGCTAGAAAAAAGAATACAAAACTTAAAAGGAGAAAATCAAATGAGCTTAAGAAAAGTAAAATATGCGACTAATGGTGAAATGGCAAGCGAAAAAGTCTTCACTGAGAGTGGACTTTTCCATCAATGGGGAGTTGAATCCTCTTGTGGACCAGATGAAAATGGCGTTATGGATTCTGTTGCTATCGTTGAACTGCCAGATGGAACAATAAAATTGATATTAGCACATCTTATTAAGTTTGAAGGAGAATAAAATGACCATACAATTTTTAATTAAAAAAGGAACAGCAAGTGTTATTAATAAATACTGCAACAACAAAACTGGTTTTATTGCTAACATGGAGATTGCTCCTAACTTGTGGAGAATTGTGTATGATGATGGAAAGGGAGAGGATTTTGAGGAACAATTAAAAAAGATTAGAGAAAAGAAAAGGAGAACAAATGACTGAGCTAGAACTTTATAAATTAATTGAAAAATATGCCTCCAGTCACCATTGGAACAATGAAGGTACAGATGTTATAGTCCTTGTTAACAATTGTGATATTGAAGAGTTTGTAGAAAAGTTACCAAAATTTGAGAATGGTCTAAAGATCACTCTAATGGACGGATACATAGCTTTTGAAATGTCTGAGATCTGTGATAAATGTGATATCGAAATGACTAATGTCTTTCCAAAGGAGGAGGAATGAAAACTGACTTAGAAAAAACAACAGATAAACTAAGACTTGCCCATAGATTATCGGAGCTTCTTGGGATGAAGGAAGACTACATAACTGTCACTGAGCTTGTTGCTGTCGCAAAAGAAATTCATACTTCTTATGGCCAAGAAACTTGGAGGGTAGAATGTTATTGTCCTGGGATGTCTGTAGATTATTATTTACAATGTGTGGTGCAGCACTTATTTCAAACTTATGGTGAAGGTTGGGTCTCAGCGAATCTAGAGGCTCTTCTGAATCAATATGAAAGGAGTTTATGAAAATCCCATCCTTCAGAACTTTTTTTAAACGACATGGTTTTGATGGAGTGGTTTCAACTTTTGCTCCTTTAGTTCTGGCACCGATAGCTCTCACTGGAATGCTTTCTAACAGCCCAACATACCCCTTAGTTATGATGGGTCTCTGGAGCAATTCCCTCTTCCAAGGAGTGAAGCAAGCCTCACCCAGCAGAATCTTTTCCTATTCCCTTGCCCTTCTATTTGGGCTTAACTGGTGTAGAGAGAAACTCCAAAATTTTTTGCCAAAAATTCCATTAAGAAATAATAAAGAATCCAATAGAAAAGCTGGAGAAAAGAAGTCTGAGAGAAAGATTGGAGATTTTGAAAAGCTTTTCGGCAAACTTATTTATCCAGCTTTAATGATGATAACTTATCTGGCATCTGGATCTTACATGAATAAAAGTGCTAAGCCCATAGAGGGGAGCTTGACCAAGTTTGATTGGTCAAAGTATAAGAATTATTTGTCACACAATTTTAAAGCTGAGACTCAATGGTTAAAAAATCCATTTAAAAGTCTTCCTCTTGGACTCAACTTCTGTCAGATGATTCTGAGAGGATCCTCAAGTGCCTTATTTGGGTTGGCATTTATTCAATCGGGACTTAACTTTGATGAGAATTCCATCAGTCGTATTGCGGACAAGATACTCTGGGCAGGAGACTTTCTTGGTGGTGCAACAGATATTGCTACAGGTTGCAATCGCGAATTGATTAAAAAATATGGAGTGTTGGCTGCTTGTCTAGAGTCTGGAGGAGGTGGAGCTGATATTTACGCAGGAATAATGAGGGATTCAAATGTTGGAATCACCTCTAGATTCGCTGCCACTGCTCTCAGTCAGATGGCAGGTGGATTGAAAGGGTTAACTAAGTCCTATTGACACTGTAAACCATCCCCCCGCCTCCATTTCTGCTTCTGTTTTTATATTACTCACTAAGCTTGCAGGTATATGTTCAATCGGCTTGATGCTCTGACTATTTGCGATCAAGTTTTCTAACTCAGTTGCTTCACTGGCTGTAATTGTAGCTTTAATTGTGTCTACCAATAAAATAGGATTTGCTTCTGGTGAGATTGGCAGTAAATCGTTTTCTGGGAATACTAATGCCACTTCGTTATTTTCGGGATGTTCAATCCAACCGCAATAATATTGAGTTGTTTCATTAAAAGCGGGAACGCTCATCCCATAGATAAAACGGCTAATTGCTTGAGCGTATGCGGTTGATGGTGTTTTTAAAATTAAATATTTCATGATTTTCCTTATGCAACGGTGATGCCGTAGTATTGCCCTTGGTTACGCTCAAGCGTTTGACGGTCGGTGGTGGAGAATGCCGATGGGAATACGATAGTTTCTGAGTTATACCCATCGTAATACCACTGACTGTCACCGCGTTGACCAATAAAAAGTTGGTTCAGGGTGATCCTTCCACCCGTTCCATTATTGCCACCGTTTGTCCGAATGTTTGATTCTGTCGCAGTCGTGGTTAAGCTCACAACATAAGACTGTCCTATTGTTGGCAAAAAGCCTGTCTGCACTACTGGAACCCCTGCGTCTGGAATGTATCCCAATGAGGCATTTGGGGTTGGCGGAAAGAATCCAGTAAAGCTGCTGAATATTCCCCTTGGTACGGAACCGCTGCCAGTCCCAATAGAATAGCGAACAGTTGGTGCTTGTGTTACGTCATTTAGCACAGATGACAAGGTAAGCTGAGAAAGTGGCAGGGATACACCACTGAAAGACGTATTTGACCCGTTAAACCTGATAGCGGGTTTGCCGTTGGCAATATTAATCACCCCTGCATTCACAATGTGCGGCTGCGATCCTGCCGTGGTCTGCGTGGCATTGCGCCCGTTGCCAGATTGGTCATACCAAGTGGTAACAAAGCCGTTGCCAGCACCACAATGAGCAAGCAAAGCAACAGTGTCTAAGTCACCACTTGTAGTAAAGCCAATATCAGCCTCAGCATTATCACTCGAACGTCTAACCCTGATAGCATTGCCAGTGTATGCATTTCTTAGTTTCCGCAATGAGTAAGCAGCCGATGAGCTAACACTTAAGCGGTCTAGAATGCCTATAAAGATTGGTGAATTTAGAGAATTTAGAGAATTTCTTCTCTTCTTCCTGATGTAATAGAGGACAGCACGCCAAGTTTTATTATTTTTAAACAATCACCAATACCACACCAAGTAGACAATTAATTAATTAAATTATAAATTATTAATCCTATTTAAATTTGCTAATAAGTTAGGTATAATTCTAATAAGATGCTAAATCCACTAATTTAGCATCTTATTAGAATTCACAGAAAAGGAGACAAAATGTCACATTTTACAGTATTAGTAGTAGGAAATGACCCAGAAAAAGAATTAGAACCATTCAACGAGAACACAAGACTGCCGAGATATGTTAAATACACAAAAGAGCAATTAATCGCAAAAGAAAGAGAGAAAATAGAAAAATATAAAAACAGCACTTACGCAGAATTTCTTGCAGATCCCGAGAAATATAAAGCTAAGTGTAGTCCTTTTCTGATTAATTATCTGGAAAACGAATTTCCAACAAAACTAAAGTTGGACGATGAAGGGTTACATAAATTAGCAATCGAAGATCATGAGCCAGAAGAAGTTGGACCAGACGGAGAAGTCTACTCAACTTACAATCCTAAATCAAAATGGGATCGGTACCAACTCGGTGGGAGATGGAGCGGGATGATTAAACTCAAAGAAGGAAAAGAAGGAGTAATTGGTTCACCTGGACTTGGTGTTCATGAAGTTGGGATTGATCAAGCCAAGAAAGGTGACATTGCCAATTTTGACGAAATAAACACCTTTGCTGTCCTTAAAGATGGTGAATGGTATGAAAGAGGAAAGATGGGCTGGTGGGCAATGGTGAGCGATGAGAAAGATGAAGAAGCTTGGGATTCGGAATTCAAAAAGCTGATTGAAGGTCTACCAGACGACACACTTATCTCTATCTATGATTGTCACATATAAACTAACGAAAAGGAGACAAAATGATTGAAATTAAAAACCTAACTGAATCGCACGTCAACAGACTAGTGATTTACACACCTTTTGAAGGATGTGAAAGCTCTGAGAAACAAACAGGTCGTATCACAAGTTGGAATGATAAGTTCATTTTCGTGGATTATGACAACACTGGGAGAGGTCAAGCTACAAACTGCAGTGATCTGAATTTTGAATAAATAAAACTAACAAAAAGGAAAATTAAAATGTCAAAAATACAAAATCTTTATGATTCTCTTACAGAAGCGGAGAAAAAAGAACTTCACCACATAGTTTTCGTTGAGAATGGGAGGAAGGCAGGATCCAAGAAATCCGAAATTAAAGCTGCAACCTCAGCTAAGAACGGGATCCTGGGTGGACGTCCTAAATCACTTCATCGTCAAAGTAAATAACATTCCATGGGATATTTGTATGAAACAAATCATCCCATGCTTGTCTACAAAAATCCAACTCTGGGAGAGAAATATAATATTTTCTCTCCCTTATTAGCATTCCCTGATCGTTTGTAGACTCAAACATTCTTTGATAGCTAACAATCTGTCCTTTTGTAACTTTACTGATAAATTTACCGAAGCTGGTCATTGAACAACGTCTTTGAATCCCCAATTTTTTGAGATATTCTACATATTCGTAAAATAACACGTCCTTACAAATATCTTTCTTCCAAATTCCTTCTTGCAATCTGTTAAACCACCACTCTTCATCAGCATTAAGTGAAAATATCTTTTGCTCAGTTAATGCCTCTGTTTTGGGTACAGAGCGAACGTTAAAGTTAGTTAAATCCACTTGCAGCAAATAATAAAGAAGATGATTGTATCCTTTTCCCTCGGACAAATCTGTGTGGATCCTTTTGAAATAATGACTATTCTGCATCTGGCACACACCAACATCCAAAACAAAGAATCTTCTTTCATCAGTTCCTGCGGGGACAACCCAGGAATTGTTACTTGCTAAAATAACGTGTGTACAATTCAAAGAACTCTCCACGTCAATTCCTTTAGACTCTATTGATATTGACTCTTCAGTGATTAAAGTTTTTAAAACACTTTCATGCTTCTTGTCACCCGCATAGAAAGCCTCATCTCCAAATAAAATGACGCAATCTCTAAGGTGAGCATTAAAAGATCCAACAAGATGTTTAGGATCGCTGACTTGCATGTAGTGACGCCCAAAGAGATAACCAAATTGATTGGCGAAGAAAGATTTTCCTGTACCTTGTCTCCCACGGAGAACAATAGCAGTTTGACCAGGAGAATCAGGTTTCTGTATAGCTCTTGCCATCCATCCGATAAGATAATTATAATGTTCTTCATCGTCTTTACAGACGTTGTTTCGGAGGTGCAGGAGAAAGCTTTCATGATTCTTGCCAGGAAGAGGTTCAACAGCAAATCCTTTCCACAAATTATAAGAATTTCTAACTTCCTTTCCTGGAGAGAACACAACCGTGTCGAACTGTCTCCTTTTTGGATTTTTTAACCACCATTCCCCCACCTGCATCAACTTGGGCTTGCCATTCTTGTCCGCACCAAATTCTACATATTGATGGAGATACCTATTGCGAAAGTCTGCAAAAGATTGAAAGCTAAGTTTTAATCTGTTAAGACCATAGTCCATCGTCTCTTCCACAATTTTGCATTTTCCTCCAATATTAGAGATGACTGCGAATTGATCGTTGAGCTTCCTTAACCAAGGATCTACAGCTTCTTCTACAGCTCTTTGTATTTGTCTTAACGCATATCTTTCCGAGGATCCTCTCTTCTCCAGGACGCTCTCAGAGATTAAGAAGTCCTGATCTGTTATGACGGAATACATAACTTCTTCAGGCACACTACAGCGTACCATCGCACAGAGTGCATCAAATAACCAAGCTGATCGGCTGTTATCTCCCTTTTTTACCTCATCAGGATGATGACCATTTACAATTATGACTTTTGTTCTGGGAGGAACATCCCATTCGTCCAGATCATCTATGGAACACAATCTTTTTATGTTCCCAGATATTTCTATCTCAAGCCCAAAGGACATGCCTGTTGTTTGCAGAAGAGGGGCAGCCGAAAATTTATTTAACTCGTAGATATTATTCGGGTCAAACTCAACAACCTCCGACCAGATCGGGACTCGACCTTTCTTCCTCTTTAATTCATTGGGAATATTAAGCGTTCCAGGGAGTCTACAGAGTCGGTCTATATTGTGACAATGATCTGCCTTAAAAGTTATTTCAAGCTGCATGTTATATCTAGCAGCTTGTTCCGCTCTTTCCAGGTTTCCATCAATTTCTATCGGATATCGCAATTTCCAGAAAACTTGGTATCCACCTCCAGAAGAGACAATGATCGTAGGTGGAGGGATTTCCTTGGGCATTCTATATAAAGATTGCAACAAAGCTTGTCTCTCTTCGCTAGAACCAGAAAATGTATCAATGTCGACGTGTAGATAGTCAACTTGTTTTATTTCGCTTCTATCTGCTTTCTTGAATACAGGCTTTGCTACAGGATTAACATGCCAATAAATATTACGGACTTCATTGTAAGATTCTATCCAATTGAAACATTCCTCCTCTTGGGCAGGATAAAAAGTTTTTGTTTCAATATTTTTCTGTTCTACATCTATCGCTGTTAGAGCCCATGGACCATCCGGATGAACTTTTTGTAGGAAGTCTATCGAATCTCTAGTAGGCATTCCAGAACCTCCTTAAGAGAAATGTATTCACTAGTCCTTTCTCCATTTTATTAACCCAAAGTCTCGTGCAACCTACTTCCTCAGCTAATTGTTCTTGTGTAAAACCATGTCTTTTTCTTAAAATTGTTAATTCCTCCGCTTCAGTGAGATCTTTTATAATCGGTGTTAAAATATGTTTGTAATTTTTATTATATTGTTCCTTTTCCAACGAGGTGTAGCCAGAAGTTGTAATTCCAGCCAATTTAGCAATTTGTTTTCTTTTCAAATTTTGTCGCTTACGATTAATAATAAATGCTTCATATCTTTCCAGCTTTAATTGCATTTATAAATCCTCCATTCAAACCAGTGTTAGACCACCATGTAGAGATATCTTTCAGTTCTTGAGCAGTTATTTTGCCCAAGAAGTTGAAAGCAGTGAGACCGTCGAGAAGATGCCAATCCCCTCCAATGCAGATCATCACCCAAACATTCCCACCTTTCCTTGCTCTACGATGAATCCAAGCTTTTTGTTGTGGGGTGTAGTGGTCTATTATGATCGGTGTATCCTCTTTCTTAGGATAATTCTTCACCCATTTACACTCAATCCATCCTTCACAAAAATTTATATCTGGCGTTCCGGGATAAGCTGAGTTTTCTATTGATATAGGATCCAGATCGAATCTTTTCATATACAAATTAATGACTTGCCTCATTTTCTGTTCGCTCATCTTCTTGCTAAAATCTCCTTTTCCATTTTCTCTAGTAATATTATGTCAGTACTAATCCTGTTCTGTTCTTGTTTGAACGGAAACGGTTTTGAATTTTCGATTTCCAATTTTTTAAAAAGTTTGGATTTAACTTCTCTCAACATTTTTAAGATGTCTATTTTTTCGGCAACATTTGGAGCTGTCTTAGCCACATCTCCTCCTTATGTCGGCCTTGATAGAGTCAATAACGTTGTTATTGACTCTACTCAGTTCCAAGCTATTACAGATGATTTCCGATTGCACCCCTTGGGCTTCAGGCCAGACTGCAACAACGTCTTCGTAGTATTTAGAGTCTTCGATTAAAATATAATAGTTTTTTCTGATTCTGTCATAGTTCTGACTGAGAGATTTATCAAGTCTTTCGTGATTTTTTAAAAGTTCCAAGATTTCTTCTGGAACTTCCCACCCTACCCAATTCAAAGCTTTATGCGTTGTAGGGAAAGTTAATACATTTTCTGTTGTGAAAGTGATAACAGCGTCTTTAAATTCAAATTCTATTTTAGAATTCTTGATTTTAGGGTTACAAGAAGACTTAAGACAGTGATGTTTTTCCAGGACTTCAGAATCTTTTTTCGGTAATTCTTTGTCTAGGAGCTTTTTGAGAGCTTTTTCGATTTTTTCTTTTCTTTCACTAGAAAGTTTATTTTCTTCTTCTGTTTCTTTTATTAATCCCTTTACAAGATTCTTTAGGATGTATCGGTGATTTTTTGTTAACTTAGTTTTTGCCATTTATTTCTCCATTTCTAAAGTTTACTTTTTTAGTTTATTTTAAAAAAGTAAATAAAAAAATGGATTTACTTAATAATTTAGAAATTTCTTTTCTAAATTATTAAGGAATTATACCTGACTATAAATCAACACTAAAGGTTCCAGCATCGTATAAACACCAGTTACAAAGAATTCTCTGACTGAGTCTCCATTTTTTAGAATTAGTTTTATGACTCCTTTGTCTTGTTTTTGATATGTAAGACCGATGGATTCGTCGAGATATCCATCATTACTGTCTTTGATGATAGTCATGAAGGATTCTGCTTTCCCGACGTATTTTGGCTCTTCAAGGGACATTAGTTTAGTATCATATCTTGAGAAAAAAGATTTAGTTTCCGGATTTAGATATTTTATTCTGTTTATGTCAAAGCTGAAATTCAAGATTGAGACGGTGATTTGATTTTCAGTTTCTTTAATTTTGAAATCTTTGGGAGTTAAGCCCAAGGAAAGGAGATAGTCTCTGGGAGATTGAGGTTTGAGATTTAGAGGGAAGAATTTTTTGGATTTTCTTTTTGGTTTTTGAGTTTTCATTTTTATTTTGTCAATTTAGACTGTCATTAAATGGGATCTGGCTTCTGCTGAGTTTTTGAAATTGGTTATTTCTAAATTTTCATTTGTTGCAAAATAATTTGATTCTGTATTTCCTCCTCTGCAGTCCTTTTGACCATAGGCATAGACTTTATTTGCTTCTAACTTTATAACTAATTCACCCTCTCCATTTCCTCCTTGGTGTTCTCCAGCGTAAGATCCACTTATGAAAAATAAATTCAACTTAATACCGTCCAGGACGACTTCTGCTGCCCAAGGACGGCTGTATCTTCTGGCATTGTAGGAATAGGATTTTTTGAAATAATTTTGATTTGACATTTGATTTCTCCATTTCTGATTTTATTTACAAAGAAATTATATCCTAAGTTGTTAGGATATTTCATTAATTTTATTTAATAATCTAAGATCTTAACATTACCTCTATGATGTTTATAATCATCCAAGGCTCTGTTGGCATCTTCACAAGTTTGACTTTTTAGTTTTCTTTTTTGGCAAATATTTGTGTAGAAGCTTGCAGTGCCGAAGTCCCAGTCCGTGATTTTCTTTTCTTCGTCTATATTTTGAATTGCTTTTTGTTCTTCAAAATAAACAGCTGTGGGAGCTACGGAAGCTGCAGTTAGAATTAAGATTAGAGAGATTATGGTGTTTTTCATTTGTTTAATCCTTTCTGAATTGGAAACGGTCTTTGAAAGGGAAGATTTGGTGGATTTCATTTATCTCTTCAAGTCTTTTTGTTTCCACTTTTGGATTTTCTAATTTTAGAGTTTCTGGATTTATTTTGTAATTTGTTGAGTAAAAATATCTGTTTATTTGATTTTCTAGTCTTTCTAGGGTGGGTGAAGTTCCTAGGAGATTCGGTTTTGGTTGGATTTTCTTTGATTGGGATTTCATGATTTAATTTGTGGATTTGGGATTTAATTTGTGGACATTAGGGTTGATAGTCGCATTTTGAAATTTTGAGAAATTTCAAAATGGGTCTTCCTCCAATCGGAGAGTCTTCTCTAGGATCATTTGATTTAGTTTATCTGCGTAGTAACCACCATTTAGAGACTGAAATATATCTTCTGTGTTTAGAGCTCGGCAGTTATTTTGATCGATGTTTATAAAATCTCCTTTTTTGTCATAATTTATAGAGAAAGTGACAATTACTTTAGTTTTATTTATTGAGTTTATATGGTGATCCAGAATTATTGACCAATAAGGAGTTTGAGGTGCATTCCTGTGAAAATGGATTTGGTTTATTTCTAGAAGAGGATAATTTAATTTTGAGATTTGAGATTTCATGATTTAATTTGTGGATTTGAGATTTAATTTGTGGATTTGAGATTTAATTTGTGGATTTGAGATTTAATTTATATATTCGGGATTTCAACTTTCGATTAATTTAATTTCGCTCATAGCTCTACTAGGAGGAGCGTAGCTAAGCCCAGCGATTGTGACTGTCACCACGTTCTTTACTAATTTAACTTTAAGGTCATAACCACATAGATTAGCTAATCTTTTGAGGTAATTTTCTCTTATATAAGAGCGAACTAGGGAGGCATTTTGGGTGTTAGTTAGGTTTATCATGATTTATTCTCCATTTCGTTTAATTTGGGTTTATGAGTATATTCCGCTTATTACTGCTAAATTCTTTTTAGTTAAGGATTTAACTACAGGGGCAGAAACCCAAGTTAGGAATTTATTTCTGTAAGTTAGAGCCCAGTAACCTTGTCCATTGTTGCAAAATTTTAATTTAGCTTTTCCTCTTTTATTTTTTAGCTTATGAATTGCCCATTGATATTGTTTTGTCAGAGTTGTCATTTTGATTTTCCTTAATTTAATTTGGGTTTAGAGCAATTAAGCTCTCTAGAGCGGGAGTTACCGCTGAAGAGAATTTAATTTATATTTCGGTATAATCAAACCTTGCTGAACCGAAATATCTTTTTCTAAAACCAAATTTCTTGGTTTCTTTGTTATAGTAATAAGATTTTTGAGTTATTTCGTTTTCTCTATCATTCCCAGATAGAGGGTATAGAAAAAGCTTGCCTTGTGATTTAATTTTTCTTTCGTCTAAATTTATTATTACGGTTTTTAGTAATTCTATAAATTTAATTTTGGATTGTAGATTAGTGTTCATAGGTTTCTCCATTTCGTTTAATTTGGGTTTAGAGCGGTTAAGCTCTCTAGAGCGGGAGTTCCCGCTGAAGAGAATTTAATTTATATATCTAGGATTCTATTTTCCAATTGTGCCAGCGGATTTTACCTTGGCTGTTATGATAGTATTGTTCACGTTTCAATTTGGTGGTACCGATTTTGACGGTCACAGAGAAGAAATAACCGTCGTAGAAAACAGAAATGTTTGGTTTAATTTCAATTTCTTTGCCTTCAGTTAGGTTATTTTCATCTTCTTCATAAGATTTTCCTAGTTCTAAAGCTAACTTTTCGCTTTTTTCAATAAAAGCTAAAGCTAATTTAAAAGCGTCGGCTTTAATTTTCTTTTCGTTAGAGGTTTTCATAGGTTTCTCCATTTCTGATTTATTAGAATTATACTCTAACTAGTTAGGTTTTAACTTAGCTCGTCATTTACAATTATTTCTATGGAAACTTCATCAGTTTCTTGCTCTATTAAAAATTTAAAGGTTTCGGCTACCTCTTGTGGGGAGTAATTAGCTTTAAGTTTAGTTATTACTTTTTCTAATTCGTCCATTGGGTTTGTCATAATTTAATTTGTATATATGAAGGGGGATTTAGAGCGGTTAAGCTCTCTAGAGCGGGAGTTTACCCGCTGAAGAGAATTTAATTTGTATATACAGAGTTCGATAAATTTAGGTTAAGCCCAAGGGTGGGCTTAGTTAATAGGTATTTCCCCTTTATAAACCGTATTATCACTAAAATAAACATATTTAGTTAAAGCTAAACTAGGGTCTTTAAAATCATCAGCGGGAAAGTAACATTTTATATTTTCTATATGAGTTAAGGCATTTGTTTTAGTTTTAAAAACTGTAGTTTCTAGCCCGCTTTCCGTATATTGGGTAATTACATAATCTTTTCTTAGTATAGTAGGTTTTGACATTACGTATTTCTCCATTTCATTTAATTTGTATATTCGGGTAAATATAATTTAATTTATATTTACCGAAACCTGTATATAATTTAATTTAGGTATAGCTAAATG